CTACCGATAGCTTCCCAGCCAGGACAACTCGACTGGAGACACCACAAATGTTGTGCCATTGTTGTCCTGCTTGAATACAAACCCATGCTCAAATCTGTCTTCGATTGGAATCCAGAAAACCGCCGGTTTGTGTCTGAAGTCGCCCTCCCAACCTTTTAATGAAGCAGCCACCTTTGCTGACTCCCAATCGTCAACGAAGCTCTTCACCACCGAGAGGTCATATCCCTCCTCGTTAGCCTCATCATGCAAAGAGTCTGCACTGAGACGCGCCATCACATCTGACAGCGAATGCAGGTAATCCCACCCATAATCAATAGGATACATCTCATAAACGTACCACCTCATAATGCTCCTCCAACGAACTACTATTAATGAGCCGAGCCCTCAGCCTAGCGGACAAGCCTTGCTAATTCTCGCTCTTGCATCGCAGTTAGCTTGATGGCACAAGAGTCGGCATCGGCTGCGAGCTGGGCAAGATCCGTCGCAGTCGCTGGGTGAAGTTCGGCGTACTCGGCTCCATCATCCACGCCGGCGCCGACGGCCCCGGCTGGCAGGCTGGGAGCGGAACATCTGGCCGAGGTGATACGGACCCGCATCCGCTGCCGAGCAGCAGCCAAGTCAGCAGTAAGCTGATCATTGATAACTTGCGCATGTCGTAACTCTCCATAACGTTGCTTATCGATCGCCTGTAAATCAGCCTCCAGGCGCTGCCGCTGTTCGGTTCTTCGCTGAAGCTCGGCCGCCACTGCCTGACTGGTCTCTCCTCGCTCCCGCTCGTGTTGCAGCTTCAACGCTGCTATCTGCTCACCGAATCGCCACTCGGCCACCCGCCATGTAGCAGCAGCAACAACGGCCAATACCAACGCGACAATCACCACCCGCGCCCAAGTCGCCAAGCAACCAGACCCAAGCCACATCACGACAGCACCGCCTTGGCACGCTCCCACAGTTCTACGCGCTCACCCTGGCCGTTCATGCCGCCATTGATCGTACGTGTGATAAGCGAAAAACGGCCCGAATCAGCCAGGCCATTGAGCCCATGCGCCGCCCACCACCAGGCGCTCGACCTGGCCGCGTGCTCGGGCTGCTCCAGCAACTCGGGCTCAGCCTCCAGCGGCAGGCTGAGGCCGGCGCCGGCAGCCCGGTAGTTCTTACGGCCGGTGATTTGCAGCAACCCTCGACCGCGGAACCGCCAGCCGTCTCCGCTGGATTCGTCGCCGTTGCCGTTGCGGTTGGCATAAGCGTTGTTGGCGATGGCCTGGGGGTTGCGCGCCAGGCGCTGCGCCAGGGCGTTGGGCTGGCCGTCTGCGCCGCGATATCGACTCGGCCAGGTATTCGCCAACCCCTGCGCCGAGTAATTCAGGTTCTCTACCAGCCGCGTGAGCTGGGCGCTTTCATGTCCGACCTGTGCAAGAAACGCCGCTTGCCTGGCTCCGCCCTGGATATCGAACTGCAACATGGCGCGATTCAGCGCGGGCAGGAAGACCCCAACAACCGGGCGGCACCTCGGGAGGATGTACAGCAGTTGGCTTTCGGTGATAGGCATGTCGAACTCCAATGAAAAAGCCCGCATGCGCGGGCTTTGGGTACTAATGGATAGGTTCTGATGGCACAATGCAGCCCGCTAGGAACCGCGAGCTAGAGAGGAAGGAGAACAGTGAGCGTAAGGAACATCGCTAAACGGTACGCCGAGAAACAACTAACCGGCGCTGAAGCGCTGGCCGAACTGAAGGAAAAAGACCTCCTCGGTGAGGCCCTTATGACCCTGCTGGTCGACCACTTCGAACAACGCTGGGAGCGGGAACAGTCCCTGCCCGACGAGTACAGGACAGAGGACTGGTGACCCAACCGCCGCCTGCTCAGACGGGCGGCGGGCCCTTCACGATGCTTTCCCGATGGCCACTACCTGAAGTGGCTTTTTCTGTTTCTTCTTGCCGGCGGCCTTGGCCTTGCCCTTCTTGCCGGCGTTGCACTCAACCGTCGTGCTCCAACCAGATTGGGTAAATACCTGTTCCACCGACTCCACCAGGTAGGAACCGTCGATTCCCGACTTGATGCCGGCGACGACTATTGTTCGTTCCGCGAAGAGATCCGTTCGCCCTGGCATTTCCAGGCGCACCCCAGCCGTGGAGCGGTTGAACGCAGCCAACCGCGCCTTGGCGGCCTGCTCAGCGGCACTCTTGTTCGGATGGATATGGCGGTCGGTATGCACGGGCGGGAGGCCGGCCGGAGCCTCTGCATTCGCCAGCTCGACCACCTCCAACTTGCCAGTCTTCTTGTCCTGATACGCCGCCTTGACCGCCTTTTGCGTGGCCCGGTCACTGAACCGAAACTGAAACCGGGTGATCTCCGGTCGCGTCAGCGTAACGGTCGTCAGCGGCGCGCCGGATGCGCGCTCGCCACCTTCGCGAGGCAGCACCAGCAACTTATCCGCCGCTACCTTGGCCGTGCAGCCGTACTGCCTGGCCAGCCGCGTGATCAGGTTAAAATCCGACTCGCCAATCTGGTCGACACGCGGAACCACCGTCTGCACCGGGCACTCGCTCTGCCAACCGTTGCGTGCGGCAATGTCCGCCACGATCCGCGCGAGCGTCATCCCTTCCCAGCCTCCATCGCGGATCGTCTTGCCGCTGCCGCGCATGCTGCTGGCCTTGCCGCGGATGACGATGGTATCCGGCGGGCCGGATAACTCCACCTCGTCCACGGTGTAGATGCCAATCCGGGTCAGCCCGCGCCCGTCATAGCCTATCTGGATCTCGACCGACGCCCCCCGCTCCGGCAACACCACGGCACCGTCGCGGTCGTCAATGCGCAACTCGAACTCGTCGGACTCCATTCCCGGCTTGTCGAGCGTGCGCAGCAGCAACAGCCGGTCGTTGATACGCGCGGTGATATCGGCCTTGTCCGCGATCACCCGAAATATCGGCTTCATTCATCCCCCAGGGTCAGCCCCACAACTGCACCTCGCCGGTCACCGGCACCTCGACCTCGGGCATGACGATCAGCAGGCCGGCCCGGAAGGGCTGCGGCTCATCGGCAAGCCACTGGTTCGCGTCGTAGACCGCCTCTACTGTCCCCACCAGATGCCCGTAATACTGGACGCAGAGCGTGTCCAGCAGATCCCCGTCAGACGTTCTGCAAATCGTCTCCATAGCGGACAAACTCCAGGCTGAATGCTTGTTTGCGAGGAGCGCCGCCTTGGACAAGGGCCGACTGCTCCTCCTCGATATTCGCCAGACACCAGAGGCCGAGCACCTGGCCGTAACCCGTGGTCAGGCTGAGCGGCACCTGGCGCCGCCCGATTTCACGTAGCTGCTCGATTTGCCCCAGGCCGACCCGAACACCGAAGACAGCCCCCCTCAACGTCAGCTTGTCCTCCCCCTCCCCGACCGCCTGTTGCGCCGGCCGCCGGGTGAGTCGTTCCTGAGCAGCCCAACGAAACGCCGTCTGCCTCCGCAGTTCATCGAACGCGGCCGTGTCGAGATTGAAGTAGAACGGGTTGCTGTTCACGTCCCGCGGCTGCATGACCAGCAGATGCGCAAACGGCTTGGAGGCGGCCGCACTCGGCGTCATGCTCGAACGCAAGCCGGTCGGGATGATGTTGGCCAGCTTGGGACTGGCAACGCCGGCGAGCCGCCCGACCTGCCCGGTAACCTTCGACACGGCGTCGGACAACGCTCCATACCGCTGATCGAGCCCAGATAGCGCACGGGCAGCACTGCTGTAGGTATTCATGACGCCACCCACCTTTGCCTGTGCTACGCCCAGGCTGCGAGTCAGTCGCAGCGCCCGGTCGCCCAACCCGGCCGGGAAGCCGGGCAGCGTGGACAGCTCATCCGCAGCGCCCGTGAGATCGGAAACCGCACCCGTGATGGGCGCCAACATGCCGTCGACACTCCTACGCCCCTCCTCCCCGGCCCGCACCACTTGGCGCAGGCCGGATTCCATCATTTCGATGTAAGGCATTCCCCCTCCTACACATTGGGCTCATCGAACAGTGACACCCGCTGCATCTGCCCGGCAAAGTCGGCGAGTTGCCGGCGAAGCTCTGGCATGATCGCCTGGAGCAACGCCTGGGGATCTTTCGCATCCCCCTGAACGGTGAGACTGATGTTCGGCGAGAAACTGAACTCTTGTTTCACCGGCACCGGCGCCGGTTTCGGCGGCTCCGCCACTACCGCAGCGACAGGCGGAACAGCGGGCTTCGCGGGCTCTGCCGGAGCAGATCCGCCGAACAGGCCGCCGCTGCCGAACAGCGCTTTGCCGCCGGCGGCCCCCAGCTCGGAACCACCCCAGGCACCGATCATCCCGCCGATCAGGCCACCAATCGCCGTGCCAATGATCGGAACGACAGATCCAATCGCAGCTCCCGCCGCAGCGCCGGCGAGTGTGCCACCAAGACCGCCCAGGGCGGCGCCGTAGCCTTCGGCCTTTTCGTCTCGCGTCTCCGCGTTCACGAAGGTGTCGGCCGCCTGGAGGCCTGCACCGACGAGTGCCAGCGGTCCCGCCCCTTTGGCGAAGCGCCCAGCCCCCCGGAGCACACCCCAGGCACCGCGCCCTGCGGCGCCGAGGCGCCCCCTGCGACCACCACCGGCCCGGCCGCGCCGACCAGAACCACCGCCCACATCACCACCCAAGCCGCCGGCACCGGGGTTGGTAACGAACACACGTTGAACGATGTTCGGATTGCCCATCATCGAGCGGCCACGGGCAATATCCATCAGTCCACGGCCAATCCTCCAGGCGTTGACGATCCCCCGGAGCACGACCAACGCGGCACCGACGCCCACGACTCCGGCAGTTACCCCAGGTGCCGCATCGGTGAGTCGAGTAAGCCCCTGAAACAAGGGCCGCAAGGCGTCGGCCGCCGCATCAGTCATCGGACGAATCGCGTCACCAACCGCCCGCATCCCTTCGTTCGCGGCCTGGGCGACTTCAGCCCAGCGCTGGGCTGAGGCCTCCCGACGCTCTCTCAGGTTCTGGTCCAGAATGCCTGTGGCCGATGCCGATTCCTTCTTCAGCGACCCGTACAGCGCCTTGTTCTGCGTGTAGGCGGTAAGAGCCGCCTTGACCTGCATATCCACGAAGATATCGCCGGTGCGCAATGTCTGCTCCAGGGCCTCCATCATCGCCCTGGCCTTGGCCGGGTCCGCCTCCTTGCTGATAGCGGCGGTTGCCTCGGCCATCTTCTTGGCCTTGGCTGGATCGGTGCGCTGGATGTACTGCTCAGCCAAGGCAAAGCTGGCTTCCAGCGTCGACATTCCGCTTTGCAAGCCAGTATTGAGCGAGCCTTGATAGTCGATGCCAGCCTTCTGGTAGGCTCGCACAACATCGCTGGAGCCGATCTTGGCCATCCAGTTCTTCAGGTTGTTGGCCGCCTCATCGGCACCGCCGGCGGTCTTCATTTGCACCTGAAGCATCGAGCCCAGTTGCGTGACGGCATCCATGCCGAAGATCTCCAGCTTGCCCATTTCCGCGAGCAGTTGGGGAAACCATCGGGCCATGTCACTGGCCTCGAACGAGCCGGCCTGGCCCTGGAAGGCGATAGCCTCCAGTGCTTTCTCCATCACCCTGGGATCGGAGATCTTCGCGTTCTGCTGGAGCGCCTGCATCATCTTCGCGGTATCCACGCCGCCGGCGCCTTGCCCCACCACGAACTTGGCCGCGACCGGAGCGAACCCCGACGCCACGTCCAGATCCATGCCCGCGCTGACCAATTGGTTGATCACATCGGCCACTTCGTTGCGCGCCATCCCGGTGTCGCGGGAAGTGGTAATGACCGTGCGCGACAGATCCCGCTCTTCAGCGGAACCGGCCACCCCAGCCTTGATCGCGATATCCCGAATGATCGCCTGATAGTCGGCGCTGATCTTCGTAGGCACAGCCAGAGCGGCAGTGCCGGCGACCGCCTGGCCGACCGTCGAGCGCATACCGGACTTTCCTGCCTCCAGGCGAGCCATGCCGCTGGCCTGGAGCTTGATGCCCTGCGCCTCGCGGGCGGCCTGGCGGAAGGCATCGCCGAGTCGCCCCGCCTCCCTGGCGTTGTCTCGCAGCACGTTACGCAGCCGGCCCATTTCCGTTTGCTGGTCCGCCAGGCTGCGCTTGGCTTGCTGGGCTTCACGTTGCGCCACCTCGATCCGGCGCTGAATCCCCCGGACTTTTTCCGCGTCGGCCTTGTTGTCGGCCGCCGCCCGGGCTTGGCGTTGCTTGTACAGTTCGGCCGCCGCCTGAGCCTGGCCGCGCAACCGCTTCGCCTCCCCCTTGTTGCCGCCCTCGGCTTGCCGGTTGGCCTCTTGGGTGAGTTGCCACTGGAGGTAGCGCAGGCGGTCCATTTCCGTCGACTGCGTAGCCAGTCGCCGGGTCCGAGCCTGATCCGCCGCGGCCAACTCGCGATTGAGCGATGCCAGCCGGGCGGTGGCTGCCGCATGCTGAGACTCCAGCGCCGCGCCGACCCTCTGCTGTTCGCCATAAGCCCGCAAGGTGCTGCGGCGCTGCGTGTTGCCCAACTCCAACGCCGCCTTGGTCTGGGCCTTGAACAGATCCAGCTCCCGCCCCTTGGCCTGGAGCTGGTCAATACTGCCCTCGACGGTGCGGAATGCTGCATTCAGCGAACCGCTCACGGCGCCGCCGATCAGCAGCCCGAGGGAGAGTTGATTGGACGCCATAGGATTCTCTGTCGGTTGAAGGTGGCTCAGTCACTGAGCCACCAGATCATGCGAGCCAACGGCATGGCCTCGATATCGGCGACGGAGAAATGGAACTCCGCCGCCAGACGCCTGGCCATGCGCTTGTGGTGCTGAACGCTATACCCCGTCGTCCTGCACCAGGCGAAAGTAGGCGGTTTGCAAGCGCCGGTAATCGACCATGGTCAGCCCCTCCAGATCCTTTCGGCCAACCTCGGCCAGGGTCGAGAACAGGGCCAGCTCGCGCTGTGCCTCTGTCTCAGCGCCCTGCTCTTCCGACGCCAGGATGTCACGGACTGTCGGCGCGCGAAGGGTCAGCTTGTCGACCTTCACGCCGTTGACCTCGGCCGTGGAACGCAAGCTGACCGTGGCGCCGGTGGCACGCAATTCCAACCACGCGGGGGTTTTCTCTTTCATACTCACTCCTTAAATGCCCAGCGCTGCGCGCGTTTCAGCCAATTGGTCGACACCGTTGATAACCCGCAACGGCGCCAAGGGATCGATTTCGAAGACCACGCGGCCGTCGACTTCGAGCTTGTAGTAGGTGACGCCCACCGAATACTTGAATTCGGCCTTGTCGCCGGCCTTCCAGTCGCCCGGGTCAACCTCCTTGAGGGTGCCGCGGATTGTTGCGGTTACCGCCGTTACCTTGCCTTTCTGCGCCTTGAAGGCGCCGCGGAAGACACCACGGAACGCGGTGCCATCGGCCAGGCCGAAGAAGTTCAGCGCCTCGCGCCGCACCCCGTTGGTGGTGAACGACGACTCCATGCGCTCCAGCCCCATGTCCATGTCGATGGAGCCATCCATGCCGCCGGCGCGGAACTCGTCGGTCTTCACGGTGACCTTGGGCAGGGTCAACGACGGCACATCGCCCTGGAAGCTGATGCCGTCGATGAACAGGTTGGTATTGGTCAGTACCTGCGGAATCATTGCCATTGCGCGCGCTCCTTATGCTGCGTCGAGGACTTCGGTCAGCCACTGGTCGGTGACTTCGACGCGGAAGTTGGGGTTCTCGGCCGGCGGAACGTCGGTGAATCGGATGTTCCAATACACTTTGCCTTGGGAGAGCTGGCTGGCCGTATTCAGGTCGGGGTCGGCGTAGACCTCGAAGTTGATGACCGCGCCCTGATTCTTCAGGTCGCGCATGAAGGACTCCAACCCCTCGGTCACGTCAGACACATAGGTCTTGGTGATCGAGCGGTCGACCGCCCACTTGTGCCCTGCCAGGATCGCGTCCATCACGATATCCATCGTCCGCACGCGGGTGACGAATGCCCACTTCGCATCCGAAGACAAGGTGCGGTTGCCCCACAGGCGGTAGCCGTCATCGCGAATGATCGTGGCGATGTTGGCGTTGTTCAGCAGGTTGGCTCGGCAGGTCGGGTCGCCGTCCAGATACTCGATGGGTCGCGTGGTACCCGTGATTCCGACGAATTCCTTGTTCGAGGGGCTGGCCCAGAATCCATACTCGGCATCGGTCCAGGCGAACAGACCCGCCACCCAGGCCGAGGCCGGAGCGTCGGTGGTGCTGCTGGTCTCGGTGTTCCAGACCTGCACCCCCGGATCGACCATGTACAGGCGCTTGCTGCCGAAGTTGGCGGCGTAGGCGATGGCGGTCTCATCATCCTTGCCCGGGCCGTCGATGATCGCGATTGCCCGCATGCGGCCGGCCAGGGCGTCCATCGCACTGGCCACTGCCTGCCGTGCGGAATGCCCAGGCGCAATCAACAGCCGCGGCTGAGCGTTGAAACGCGATTTGCCGTCCAGCAGCGCCTCCAGGCCGGTACGCTCGCCGGTACTGTTGATGCCGCCGATGATCGCGCTGGCCTGCTCTTCGGGCGTGCCCGCCGCTTCTACACCGACCGCCACGATGACAGCTTGGGCGCGCATGTAGATGGCCTCGCACGCAGCGTAGATCGGCGAACCGATCCCGAACGCCGCTGCCGCTTCCTTCTTGCTGCTGATCAGGACCGGCACGTTCGGCTTGGCGGTCGCTCCAGCTCCCGGAGTAAACACGTCACACAGACCGATGATCGAGCTGGAGGGCAAAGCAATGGTCCGCGCGCCCACGTCCACATTCGTTACCGTGACGCCATGGAAAAAGCTCATTGGTGGATCTCCTAGAATGAAAAACCCCGCACTAGGGCGGGGTTTAGTTGGTGCCTTCTTCGGCCAGCCAGGCAGGCGGCTCCGGCCTGGAGGCGGGGTCGGGGAATGCCGGGTCGTCCGGCCAATTGCGCAGGGCCGCGCGATAGTTCATAACCTCTACGAACTGCTCAGGTTTGAGAGTGGTGTCATTACCCAGGTCGCGCTCGTCACGGTGCCGAGCCACCATGCCATCGGTCTGTGCAAGCTGAGCGTCACGCCAGGTCCGAGCCTTCGTCATGCGCTCCGCTTCGGTGAGGGGCGGCGGGTCGACAAGAACCGGCTGACCGGAGGCGTCAGCAGCGATCCGCATCCCTGCCTCTTGCCCTGCCAGCATCTGCTCATACAACTCAGTGCGAACTGATACCCCATCCTCGGGCCAGCCCTCTCCCGCTTCGTAGACTTCACGCAATGCCACGGGGTAGAACGCCGCCCTGGAAGGGGAGAAAACATAATCGCTGGTGATCATCTGCCAAAGGCCTCCCATAGCAACACAGCCTGCATCTGATAGCCGCTCTCGACGGTCGCCCCTGTAGTCGTCTGCCCATAGAACGCCGTGCTCGCGTCAGTGCCAGGGTGGAAATTGGCGGTCTGACCCGCGAAGCCGCCCAGGCAGACATTCGGGAAGGGAATAGGAAAGGTGATCGCCGCACTACCGTCACCCGGCACAGTCACCCGCCCCCATTGCCGGATGTAACCCGTATCGTTGTCCCTCCACCAACCGCTCGACCCCAAGGAAGCCGTCGCGATGGTGCCGGCACCAATGTTGCTACGCGCCGTCGCGGCATTGTTCGCTCCAAGGCCGCCCCGAGCCAGCGGGAGGATGCCAGATGTAATCTGGCTGGCGTCGTGGATGTGCGCCGTGGGTGGAAACGTCGCGGGCTTCCCAGGTAAGGACGCCCACGAATATTCCGACTTAGCCACGTAGTTGCCCGGGTTGAAGTTGCCCGAGTCCCATGCGCGGTACCAGGCTGACCACGATCCGTTGTAGCGGCAGCGCCAATACACGCCGCCGGCGGCGTAGCCACGATAGCTCTGATAGATCATCGAGGACGTTGGAGCATGCACCGTCAATATGCCGGCCTCGCCCACCGGATAGTTCGCTCCGTTCTGTGCGTTCGCGCTGAACGGTTGATGCCACCAGCCTGAGGCAGTCATTGAATCCAAGTTGACGCCGCCACCCAGGACGCCATCCGGCGCGTGTGCGAAGGCACCGCCCAGGTCGCAGCGGGCCCAGGCCGACCATTCCCGCTTAGTCGGGTCCGTCGTGGCTGTCGCTGAGTACGCATAACGCACGTACATGTCAGCCACACCGGCATACCCGGCCGCGATCTGGACAGCGTTCCCTCCCACGGTCGGATAGAACATCGTTTGAATGTAGTAGTACCGATCCGCCACCGGCCCATTCGCATGCCTGGTCAGCACCAGCGGAAGGACTACGGAGTTGGGGTCCACGCTCGTATGCACGGCGGTGGCCAACCCCTGCGACACCGACGGCAAGCGTTCAAGATCAAGCTGACCGGTCGCAATCTTCGAGGCATCCAACGCGGGAATATCCGCTGCGGCGAGCTGCGCCCCGCCGGTGACCAAGCCCTTGGCGTTGACGCTGACCTTCGTATAGGTTCCCACCCCGACGCCTGTGTTCGCCAGGGCTAGCGAGAGGCTTGCATTCGCGCTGCCATCGAACGATGCGCTACCGGTTCCGTCACCCACCACAGAGATAGTGCGCGGCGTGGCGAGCTTCACCGCGGTGGCGGCCTGGCCAACGGTGTTGCCAGTACCGCCCCGAGCCACAGGCAGAACTCCCGAAACGATTTTGCCAGCATCCAGGGCCGGAATATCTGCCGCAGAAAGCTGCGCCCCGCCAGTGACCAGGCCCTTGCCGTTCACCGTGACCTTGGCATAGGTGCCAGCAGTAACCCCCGAATTCGCCAGGGTCAGCGCTACAGCCGCGTTGGCACTCCCGTCGAACGAAGCACTCCCCGTGGCGTCCCCTGTAAACGACAGCATGCGCGGAACCGCAAGCTTGGTGGCAGTCGCCGCGTTGCCGGTAATCGATGCCGGCAACTGGCTGGCAGCGTTGAGCCGCAGCAGCTTATTCGGCGCCGGCACGTCGACAGCATCGCTCTTGGCCAGCGCGTCGGTAATGCCGTACCCGCCCAGGGTGGTAGGGTTGCTGCCGCTTGTAGCGCGCCCCTTCGCGTCGACCGTGAGGCTGCGGTAGGTGCCGGCGGCAATGCCTGTCAGGCTCAGCGAGAGCGGCAGGGCCAGCTTTCCGTCTGCGCCTCGCGTCACCTGTCCGGTCGCGTCGTTGGTCGCGCGCACTTCCAGCAGCGCATTTTGCAGATCCGCCACCGTCGCGGTGACCACGTTCGGGTCGATCAGCAGTTCGACCGTTTCCGCATGACTGAACGCGATATGCAGGCGCACCGTCTGCGTCCGCCCCGACCCCTCGTTCACCAACGGCTTGTAACTCGGCGCGCAGTTGGCAACAGCGATCATGTCGCCATCGGAGTCCTCCAGTCCCAGCTCACGCATCCACCAACCGCCCACGTCCTGCGGCAAGATGGCCTCGGCGATCAACACGCTGGGATTGTTGTCAGCGGCTACCAGGCGGTTCAGCTTGACCCGATAGCGCTGCCGAACGAGCTTGGTTTGCGAGGGACTGGGTACCGGGTCCGGCGTCTCGCCGGGCGCGCCGCCGGCGTCACCGATCAGCATGTGGGTGATGTTCCGTCGCAAGCCGCCGGATGCAGCCTCGACCTGCTTGGCAGCCCCCTTGTCGGTGAGGAAGCCCCCGTATTGATTGGCGCTCATGGAATGACCCTCGGGTATACATCCAGAATGTCGCCATCAACGGCGACCACTGCGGTGAAGGTTTGAAGCTTGGGCTCGAAGCGAATGTCGAGCCCGACGATATGGCGGCTGACCGGCCGCGCGTCATCCAGCAGGCGCTCCACCTCGCGATAGGTGGTTTCGGTGATACCGCCGCTGCTCACGCCAACCTCGATAGAGAACGTGCCGGGCTCGCCGGGCGGGTCGGTCTGCCACCACTCGGTCACCGTCAACAGGTATCCAATGGGCTCGACCACCCGACGTAGCGCGCCGATAGTGCCCTTCCTCGCGTGGATCTCGAAGGCAGAGCGGATTGCTGCCCGCTTTGTCGGCACCGACCATTCGTTGTCCCAGCGATCAACGGACCAGGCCCAGGCCAGCCACGGCAGGATGTGTTCCGGGCAGGTATCGGGGTTGACCAGCAGCCGCAGAGGCACGTCCGTTTCTTCATCCGTCGCGAACTCCAGGGCGCGCTCCAGCTCGGTCGCGTTGCTTGGTAGCTGACTCATGCGTCCCCCTGTACGACCTTCACGGACGTGCAGTAGGCCGCCTGAGCCTTGGTCGGCACGATATCGACCCAACCGTTCAACACCACCTTGCGAACGCCGGTGATATGCAATTGGGCGTCAATCGCCGACCGGGACACCTCGACACCCAGGCGACGTCGCGGATTGATCCAGGCGTTTATCCGACGCTGGCACTCGGCAAGGATCGCCTCGTTCTCCGACCCGACGCCCTCCATGTACACCACCGCATCGATGCTGTACGGCAGCACCTCGGCGCTCTGCACCGTCAGCCGGTCGCCGACCGGCCGGATATCCTCATCACTCAGCCGGGCATAGACGGTATCGAGTAGCGCCTGATCGGCGACGCCCTGCCCTTCGACGTGCAACACGGTAACCACCACCTCCGCCGGCCTGGGGCTTTCGGCCGTCGCATCCCCGACCAGGGCCGACGCACTTCGCGCGTGCAGGATGTAGCTGGACCGAGGCCCTGCGGTGGTCAGGCCTTCATAGGCTAGCTGGACGCGCTCCCGCAACGCGGCGTCGTCCTCCATCACCCGCTCGGTCGGCGGAACCGCCGACTCGTCGGCCTCCCGTATCACCAGGCGCTGTAGCTTGACGTTCGCCGCCAACTGGTCAAGGTCGCTACCCTCGGCATAGGCCAGCAACAACGCCTTAGCCGCTGAGTTCACCCGAGCGCGGTTCTGCATTCGACGGTAGGCCGCCTGCTCGAGAAGCTTCACCACAGGGTCGCTTTCCAGCGCCGCGTTCCACTGGTCGCCCATGTAAGCCCTGAAATCCGCCAGCTCCTCGGCATATACCGCTTCGAACTCCAACGGCTCCAGCACTTCGGGCGCCGGCAGCGAGGCCAGATCCACGGTACTCATGCGCTGACCTCCAGCATTACGGAGTCACCCAGGTACACCCCGGCCAACTCCAGATCGATCCGCCCACCCATGACCGCCACCACCCGGACACGCTCCAGGCGCAGCCGAGGTTCCCACCGGCCAAGCGCCCGCGCGACCTCGGCCTGCACGGCACTCTTCCAACCGTCGTTCACCGGCAGATCGACCAGGCGCCGAAGCTTACTGCCGTACTCCGGGCGCATGCGCCGGGTGCCCAACGGGGTAGTCAGAATGTCCTCGATGGATTGCTTCAAGTGGGCCACGCCGGAAAGCGGCTGCCCGGTCCGTCGATCCAGCCCAATCATCGACCACCCCTACTTACGAACGAATTCCGCGCGAGCCACCAACCACTCGAACACCTCTTCGGTGTCGGCGACGACCTCGCTATTACGCACCTGCACCGTCACGCCGCCGGGCATGATCAGCGTGCGCTGTCGGTAGGCCTGATCGATGAACGTCACCGGCAACTCGGGCGTCGGATGGTCTTGAACCGGCGCCTGGACGGCTTCCGCTTCTTCAGTCTTGGCTTTGGCCATTGGTCCCTCCTGAAACGACAAAGCCCGCACAAGGGCGGGCTCAGCGTTGAGTTATGTTCAGTGTGTGTGATGGTTGCTGTTGCCGGTGGTGTCCATGATCGAGCCGCCGCTGGTGATATTGCCGGTGACGTGCAGCGTACCGGCCACCGTGACCTTGCCAGCCAGCAGGATCTCGCCGGCCTGGACGGCTACCTGACCCGGGGTAACTGTGACCGAGGCGCCGCCAACGGTCGTCGTGCAGGTACCTGCCGGGAGGGTCACCGCGTAGCTCTTCGCCTGCCAGTCGTAGACCAGGGAGCCGCCATCGGGAAACCGCCAGACCTCCACGTTCGCACGGTTGTCGGGCTGGTCGCCGGCAACGCCGTACAAGCCGGGAATGAACGTTCCCATGTCGGCTACGCCGCTAGGGCTGATCAGCGCACCCTGCTCGCCGAGGCTCGGCGCTCGCCAGTGCCGCGCCGTGCCGGCGGCCAGGCTATGCCAGCGCACCCAGCCACTGATCCAAGCCCCTGCCTGCACGCGCACCCGAGCGGCCGCGAGATCCACCGCAGCAACCACGCACGGCTTGATCATCGCCGCAATCATGCGGTCATGTTCCGCTGTCGCGTAGCTCATAGCGGGATATCCTCAGGCGCGAAGTAGTCCCCCTCATGACCCGGACCAGTGTCGGGATCGATGCCGAACAGCAGCTCCTCGCCAGACTCGTCCGTCCAAGGCCACTCCTCGGCCCCTACATAGACCGTTTGCGTCCACTCCACCAGCCAGACACAGAAGGCGTCCAGCTCAGGCTTCGTGTAGTCCTCGCCGGCCTGGACGAACTCGGCTTGCGAAACATCGTCCAGACTCCATGTCTGGTCCCGCAGCAGATGGGCAAGCTGGGTTGCCAGTTGAACGGCCTTGGTGCGGTTCTCCGCGCGCTCCCGGCCTACGACGATCCGGGCTTGCACATGCAAGGTCAGTCCCACCTCGCCAGTGCCCTGGTCGGGTTCCTGGCTCGGCTCGAACTCCGATACCTCCAGCAGGATGCACGGCGCTGGCATCCGGTCCTCAATCTGCGTATCGAACGCGATAGAGCGCATACCGGCGAGCGATGCGTTCAGCTCTGCCTCAATCGCTCGGTAGAAGTCGAGCAGCACGAAGTCAGCCACGCGCGCCTCCCTTGGTCAGCTTGTGCAGTTCGTAGGCAAGTTCGCGCTGGGCGAACTCAAGCAGTTTCTGATCGGCCCGCTTGGCCCAGGCATCGAACAGCGGACGCACGTCGTCCAGCAGCACCTTGGCCTTGGCCAAGGGAAAGCGGCCGTACATGTCCGCGTCCATCGAACCCCTTCGACCGTAGGCCATCGAACGAACGTCGCTGGCCGGGTAATCGCTCGGGTCGAAGTGCGGGCTGGCCGTTCGAATCCAGATATCTGGCTCGCCCCCGTACACACGGGCATAGAAGGCGCCGCGATAGGTTCGCCCGGCCACCGTCACCCCCGCCTTTCCCTGACGAGGCCGGCCGATTCGGCTGGCCTCGATGGGGTTGATGCCAAACCAGAGCTTGCCCTGAGTACCCGAGCCACGCACCGGATACGCGATCAGCCGCTGCCGCACCGCCCGAACAGCTATGCGCTCCTTCTGGCCGACCGCCCTGGCGATATGCGTCCGCAGCCAACCGAGCGTCTTGTTGATCGCCCGGCGCTGCGCGTTCATAGCCGCCTTCGGGTACGCCGCCGCCAGAGTCGAGAAGGCCGCCATATCGGCGGCCTTCGGCTGGACGTTCAGCGTACCGCCTCGCGCGGTCACCCGATGGGTGGTACCGATAGCCATCAGTCCCTCCTCAGCAGCAACGCGACCAGGCCGGTGCCATCAGGCTCCCGCCGCACGACGATATAGGCGCCGCCGTCTGGCGGAGGGAGATCCACGACGATTCCCTGTCCGACCTCCACGCTCGCCGCATCGCTGGCCAGAACGGTGAACCGCGGCTCACGCAATGGAAGCGGCGCGGTACCCATGCGCGGAGCCTGCCATGGGGCGGTAAACTCCCCCAGCACAGGCTCTGCCCGCCCTTCGAAACGGGCAGAGTCGCCCAGCTCATCGAACAGCAGCGCATCGAGATCAGCGAATCGCTCATGAAAGCGCATGGCTATTCGCCGTCCTCGCCGCTCTGCGCCTGGGCGTGGTCCTTGGCCAGACCGATAACGCCCGCAGCCAGCAACTCATCCCGCAGCTCCGCGCTGGCCGGCTCGTAGGGCTCGCCCTTCCGATAGATATCGCGCCCGTCCTGCACGCAACCGCTAATGACGATGTACTTCGACTTTGCGGCGGCCATGTCACACCACCTTCGCGAACAGGAAGGCATCCGGCTCCAGCAGGCCGGACAGCGCAGCAGCCTGGAGCTTTACCCAGCGCACGCTCGGCTCCTTGGTCGTCCAGCTCTTCGGGAAGCGCGACGCCTCGACCAGGCCACTCTCGATGGCGTCGAGATCCTGAATCGCCCCGTACAACATGGCGTTGCGGGTGTTGGTCGAGCCCAGGATAATGCCGCCCGCCGAAATCATCGGCTGCTCTTTCTTGTCGCCATCATCGGGCACGTACCACTCGTCGTAGCCGTAGATATCCACCCCCGGATCGTTGAGATAGCCGAGGTAGGTAACGCCATCAGGCAGCTCCTCGGGCTTGATCATGCCCAGGTCGACGCGACGGGTGTTCAGCTTTTTCATGACGCTTTCGTCGTTCTGGAACGCATCCAGAGCCTCGCCGCTGAACACCGAAACGTTCGCCGTACGCCCGGAATCCTTGGCAATGAGGCGCTTCCAGGTCCGAAGATTGCCAATCGGATCGGCGCCACTGGTCCCCCACTTGCCGGTGGCCAGCGTCACCTTGTGGGTATCTTCCATCTGGAAGTCGATAACATCATCGACGCCCTCGCCCTTCACGTTGAGACGGCCGCCGCTGAGCACCTGAGCACACATCCACTCTTCACGACGGGTAATCTCGTCGTCGAGGTCCGCCAGATCCTTGCCCAATTGCTCGCCGGCCCGCTGGAGCGCGGACTTGGTAGCGAACGGGTTTTCACCAGGCGAACGTTTCAGGATCAGCTCCGCGGTGGTCTCACGCTTGGGCTGGATGTACGGCGGCTTGTAGGTGGTGCTCCGATAGCCGGAGCGCAGCGACAGGCTTCCCGGCAGGCGGGGATGCACGAACGGAGCCATCTTGCGGGTGCCCTTCACGATATCGATATCCACGGTAGTGGTACCGAAGGTTACCGGGTTGGCGCCATTGAAGAACAGGTCACGCAGGAAGGTACGCGGCCGCACCATCTGCTCCACCGCATCGAGCATCGTGCGGCAGTCGAAAATATCGGTCATCTGGTTGAACTCCTATCAGCGAACGAAGAGGCAGAACGGGCGCAGAGCATCGACCAGGCTGTCACGCCCGTGGCCCTCGCCTACGGTGAGCGCGCCGAAACGCACATCGCCGGTCAGTTGCAGCGGCGCGACCTTGGCACCTGCCGAGGTATCGACGGCCTCCAGCAGAACCGCACTCGGCGCCTGGGAGCCATCGTCGGCGGCGGCAACCGACAGCTTGTACTCCTTCGAAGCAGTGACCCGGCCCAGCACCGCGCCGCGCTTGAGTACCTGGCCGGCAGCGATCACACCGGAGCCGGTGGCAATGGGGAAATCACCGGCCGCCAATTGGTCCGGGACGTAGGTATTGCGTTGCACTTCGTACATGGCGGATCTCCTTTTAGCGGCGCTTGGCACCGGACACGATGGCGGATACCGCGGCACCACGCCCCTTGCTGGCCGCATCGTCATCAGCCGGCGTGGAGGCCGAGGCCCCGGTGGAGTCGGCAACGATACCGGCGAGGGTAATGCCGCGATCAGAGGCCGCCTGGAGCAGTTGCAGGGCGGTCGCTTCGACACTGGTACCGGCTTCGATGGCAGCAGCCACTTCCTTCTCGAAGCCCTTGCTGGCCAGCGCACTGATGCCCTGGATGCGCTTGCGCTCAGCGACGGCCGCTTCGGTACGGGCCGCCTGGATCTCATCGGCACCGACGCTGGCCACTTCGATGGTGTTCGGGTCGATGCCGCTGGCCAGCGCCTCGCGCAGCTCCGCCGTGGTCTTCACGACTTTCATACTTGCTTTCCTCGGTTGGGTTGCGGCCGGTTTGGCCAGTTCAGTGATCAGGGCTTCCAGGCTGCCGAGTCGGTGCGCGAGGCCGGCTTTCACCGCCGCGGCGCCGACAAGAAGGCCGCCGTAGTCACCCATTTCCGGGATACGTTCAGCAGCCACGCCGAGATTGCGGGCCACCTTGTTCTCGAAGACTTCAGCCAGGGCATCGACGGTCTCGCCGATCTTCTTGCGCCCTTCTTCGGTGGTGACGTCAGGCCGCTTGTTCGGGGCGTTGCGACTGACCACCTGGTAGCGCTTCGGCTTGTCCGGTCCATCGGGCTGAGCCACCGCCTCAACGATGACGCCGATACTCCCGGCCATCGCCGTCTCGTCGATCACGATTTCCTCGGCAGCACTTCCGATCCAGTACGCAGCGCTAGCCAGGTAGCCCCCGGCATAGGTAACGATCCGCTTGCGCTTGCGCCCCTCGTACACCAGCTCGGCCAGCTCGTTGATGCCGGATGCCACGCCGCCCGGGCTATCGATGTTCAGTACGATGCTGCGGACTGCCGGGTCATCGAGCGCCCGCTGAATGTCCGTGGCCAGCACCTGGGTGCTGGTGGCTCCGCTGATCTCGGTAAACAGGTTCGCGTAACGGAAGATGGGGCCGGTCACAGGCACGATGGCCACGCCGTTGCGAACAGTCACCGTGCGGGCCTTGTTCAGGCGCTCGCCTTCGCGGGTCACCAGCGCTTGGGGGTCACCCATTCGCTCAGCGATGGCCAGCAGGTTCTCCAGATGCTCGGGCAGCATTAGCCAGGGCTGCGATGCAGCCAGCTCGAATGCGCGCATGGTTATTCCTCGTCGTCGGGACCGGGCGCCGGCGGCGCCTCGGTTTCGCGGCCCTTCGGCAGCGTGTACAGGTTGTTGGCGCGGCGCTGCTCGACCTCTCGCAAGCGCTGGTTGAACACCTGCTGCCAGGGCTCGCCAGTCATCGCCGCTGTCTCCAGGGTCTCGTTGGACAGGCCGTACTCGATGCGCTTACCGGCGGCGTTCGCCTCCTTCAGCTCGTCGATGGCGCCACGCGCCGGCCCGATCCATAGCGCCTGGCAGTACGCACGCCGCTTGATCGGATCGTGATAGCCCGGCAGGTCGATCAGTCCACGCGCCACCGCTTCGTCAATCACCAACTCCCGGCTCGGTTGGCAGAAATCGCAGGTCAGCCACCAGCGGCGCAGGCTGTAGAATCGCCAGGCTTGCAGCATGGCGGCCCGCGCAGCGCTGTAACTGGTGCTGTAATGCAACAGCACCTCGTCCGCGGGGATCTCCAGGGCGGCGCCTATCTCCTTGACCACCGCCATGAAGAACGGATCGAACTGCGCATTCGGCCGGGCAGGGTTGGCGACAACAGGCTCTTCGCCCTCGCCCAGGTCAACCACCGCCCCCTCGCCCAGCTCCAGGGCCGGCGCTTCGTCGTCGGTGGAGGCACTGCCACCACCGTTCACCAGGCCCGTCATCGGCAGGCCGCCGGCGTTGTTGTAGTCGGAGCCCTTCTTGATGAACACGGTGAACATTGCCGAGATCACCGCCGCCATAAGCTCGGCGCTGCTGTAGCGCTCCAGCTTCTGCAACGGCTCCAGCACCGGCGCCAGGTACGGCGCGCCGCGCTTCTGGCCGGGCCGTTCCTTGTCGGACATGACGTGCAACACCCGGCGCCGTCCGGTCTGCGCACCGAATGCCGGTAGACGCTGCCAGGTTAGCGGCCCGGCAGTCGGCAGGTCGTTCGGGTAGCCCGAGCAGACGTGATAGGCAACCGGTGCGCCGAGTCCGTTGGACTCGATGCCATCGACCAGCCCGGCGCTATCCAGGCCGTGTCCGGGATTGCAAACGCGCTCGGCCTCGATCAATTGCAGGCGCGTGCCGAAGATGCAGCCGGGCCGCTCCTCGAAGGGCGTTGCCACCAGCACATCGCCGCCGACCAGCGACGACACCAGGGTCAGCGCCTGGAGCTGATAGTGGTTCAACGTCGCCTCGGCATCGCACTCGGCTGGGCTGTCGGCGTAGTGGTTCCAGATCCAATCCAGTTGCGCATTCAGGCGCTCCGCTTCTTCACCGGAGATCCCGAGCGCCTGGTGGTCGACCTGCGCCCGGCAGACCAGCCCCGTACCAACCACGTTCGTGCGCAGGCGCATCACGACCGCCCGCGCGATCAGGTGGTTACGCAGGGCATCCCGAGAACGGGCGATCAGCATATTGCGCTCGCCGCGGTTCAGGTCTCGACGAGGACTACCCAGGCCAGGAATCCAACTGGCCATGCTGCGGAGCATGCGTGAAGCTCCCCGCCAGCGCGTTTCCGTGCCACCGCCGCCCCCCTGCGCCATCGGCGCCGAGGGACGGGCCGCCGCCTTGGCCAGACGGAGCGCTTCGCGCATCAGTTGTTGCTCGGGTGAGCGTCGGAAAAAGCCCATGGTCAGATCTTCAGGTAGTAAACGCGGTTACGACCCCGCCCGTGCTGGGCGGCCTCTTCCTGAGCGGCGGCCGCGGCATACTGTTGTTCCAGCATCCGCAGAGACGCCAGCTCGGCTTTGTACACCTCACGCTCGCCACGCTTCAGGCGCTGCCCCTTTGACAGGACGTCAGATATCGCCGCCCGGACTTCCTCCAGGCGCTGTTTCGCTGTGGTCATGATTTCCCTCAGTCAGCCGACCCGGCTGCGTGTACCGCGACCGCGTGGCACCGCCCGCTTGGGCATAGGTGCCACGGGCTGGTCGCCACTGAACAATGTGGGTTGCCGCACCTGGCGCTCCAGGGCATCCCATTCGTCATCCCGCAGAAGGTGGGTTTTCAGGCTGCGCGCGGCATGCAGGGCATACACCTCGCAATCCAGCGCCTCGTTACGCCGACCCGCCTTCTTCTGCCAAATCATCTTGGTGGGGATGCGTGGGTGCGGCGCCAACACCTCGTTGGTGAACTGCTCGAAGTAGTCTTGGCGGATATCGCTGTACCAGTGCATCCGCCCCGCCCCAGCACCCACCAGGCGCACACGGGAATCGAGCAGGGTCTTGGCCTTGTGCGTGCCGACGATGTACACCCGCAGGCCGTACTTCGCGGCCTTGGTGTTGTCGCGGGCGGTGTCCACCGAGGCAGACGGCCGGGAGAAAATCTCTTTCTCCAGGCTATCGCGGGAGGCCCCCTTGATCGCCATGATGTTGAAGCGCTGGCGGTCCCGGACGTAGGCGTAGACGGCGTGGTTGGTGTTCCCGTCAGAGCTGTCGATGCTCACCGCCGATATAGCCAGCTCGCCGCCGCCCTCCATCGGGATCGGCTTTGCCAGCAGCGCATCCAGTTCAGACCAGACCCCATCGCTGGGGTCGGCCGGGTTGCCGCGCAACTCGTTCCAGAACAGGCGCCAGGACTCCTCCCCACGCCCCCAACCGACGACAATCACCGCCAGGCGGTCGCCTTGTACGTCCACCCCTGCGGTAGCCAGCAGCACGCCAGCCGGTGCCGTCCATTCGCCGTAAGCCTCGGCGCGCTTCACCAGCTCCTCGATCCCAGGCGCATTGCTCTTGAACTCGTAGCTTTCACCCTTCGAGCTGTTCACGAAGGCGATCATGGGGCCGATGTTGCCCTGGGCGGCGGCATGCTCGGCCTGGAGCCACTTCTCCATCAACGCCTCGAAGCGCGAGCCATAGAACGTCGCGATCAGCTCGTTCATGTCGTAGCCGGCGATACCGCGGAACTCAGCCGTCGCCACCCAGCGGCCATGCTGTAGGTTCGCGTTCTTCTGTGCGTCGTCCCACACCGAACCGCAGTGCGGGCAGGCGTAGTAGGCCAGCTCGGGGCGCTTGTGCCCGTACACTTCGTGATACTGCGTCGGATCTTCCGGGCAGTGCAGGTGATCGAAGCTCAGCTCGTGTTCCTGGCCGCAGTCGTGGCAAGGAACCATGGCAATGCGCTTATCCGACAGCTCGTACTCGGCATCGATGGCCGACAGCCCCTTGAGCGTCGGCGTGCCACCGATGATTACCTTGGATCGCCGGTAGGTCTTCAGCCGCTCCTTGGCCAACTTGATACTGTCGCCCTGCCCCCTCAGGTTCAAGTTGCAGTCATCGGGCTCCTCAACGCAGACACGGGGTACCGGCGTTGACTTCACACTGGAGGGGCTATTGGAGCCGACAAGCTTCAGGAAACCGCCGGGGAAGCGCTTGAAATCTTGCCGCTGTTGAAGCTTGCGGCTGCGCAGATCGATCTTCTTGCGCAGCCTCTTTGTTGCCAGAATCATCGGCTCCAACTTTTCACCGACGTATTGCTTGGCAGCTTCGGCCTTCGGGAACAGGATCAGAATCGGCGAGGGGTCCAGATCGATCCACTTGCCGAGGGCGTTGCCCAGTACACCCGAGGTCCAGGCAACCTGGGCACTCTTGCGCCCAACTACCTCGGTCACATTCGGATCATCCAGGGCTTCCAGTGGGCCGCCCGGCCAGACCAAATGTGGGGTCACTTCAAACCGATAATCCCCAGGCTTAGCGGCCTCTTCGGGTGATAGCTTTCGATATTTTCGCGCCCAATCTGCAATGCTCATCCGCGGCGGCGGCGCCCACTTACGAGCAACTCTGCGAACGGCGCTAGTCGCCGTCTTCTTCAAAGCCTTCCTCAGCGAAGGCGTCGTCAGTATCCCCGTCTGACGGGGCGTCATCGGGTTCATACTTGGCCAGTTTCCTTAGAATGTCTTCCAGTGGCTCGCGGATCAGGCTTTCGTCAATCTCGATGCCATACCGAGCCGATAGCGAAGCTGCCACCGAGTCGGGGTAGGTATGGAGGAGTTCTACCTTCGCCGCAGTAATCATCGCTTCGTATTCCGCGGCGAGATCCGCCACCGTAACTACCAGGCCAACGTCCTTGGCTAGTGCTACTTCCTCGCGGTCGGCGCGCAGCCTGTCCAGGCGGTCTCGCGCTGATTCCTTCTTGCCGTTGAGGGTGGCGACCTGCACCAGCCAGCCGATCACGTCTTCGGTGTCGTACTCGTTCTCGTTCCCGCGACCAAGCCCAACCGACACCACCGGCATTCCCTCACGCTGCCACCGGCTCAAGGTGCGTTCGTCGCGCCCGACGATCTCGGCCAGGTCGGCTTTCGTCACTCTTCGACCCATGCTAACCCCTTGAAAAGACGGACATTCCTGTAGAAATCACAGCTAGAGGGAAAACGCGAGTCCGCGTACCCGTATAGGGCCGGGGACCGGGGAAGGACCCAAAAAATCGGGATTTTCAGGGGGGGCTGGCCGGCCCGCCCCGCTGCTCATCGCCGGCCGGCGGCATCCCGGCGCGCCGGGCAAGCCAGCGCGTGTAGAACCCCGAGGTCACATCGGCGCCGAGGCACGCGACCACGCTACCGAGCGCGGCGGCAACCGGCAGCCCCGCACCGCTCGCCGTGGCGAGCAACACCGAGGCCAGGCCGAACACCACCGAGGCCCCCGAGCGCAGCAGGACACGTTTCAGCAGATCGCTGACCGTCAGTCCTGCCGCCTCGGCGCGCCACAGCTCCCCGGACAGGCCGGCCATCGACACCAGCACGAACAGCCAGGTCGGAATATCGCTCAGCGTCTGCTGAACGTCGTTCTCTGTCGCCATGTTCACCTCGGTCTGAGTGGCGGCCCGTCCCTGGACCCGACGCCCCGCCTGGGAGGCCAGAGGCGCCGAAATCGAGACAATAAAAAACCCGGCGCGATGGCCGGGTTCGGATGATGTGGAGCGTGTGCCTCAGTGGCGCACCTCTACGAGAGTGCCTACTTTTTACCCCCAAAGTGTCATGGCAACAACCCCGTTTCATTGCCACCCTACGAATATCCCATGAACGCCTTGGCAATCCCTGGCGAATACCCGGTGAATATCTGCCTACGGTTATCAAGCGCCTCTGGCGCTGTCCTACTGGTCAGTAGGTGGGTCAGCAGGTGGGACAGATAACCCATTGTTTTATATGGCGTTGTCCTACTGTCCCACTTGTCCCACTACTTTCTACGCATATAAGAGAAGAATAATAAGAGCGCACGCTGCGCGCGTGCGCGCGATGCGCGCCTATGTGCGGGCGGGTGGGTGAAAGGTGGGACAGTGGGACAGCCCCAGCAGCGACGGGGCTTTGCGCTGTCCCGCCTCGAAAAAACGAAGCGGGACAGAGTAGGACGGTGGGACAGCGCCCGGCCAAGTCAGGCCGCCCGCCGCAGCAGGATTTCAGCGATGGCCGCGTGGGCCAGGTCGAGCCTGCGGTAATACTGGCGTTTGCCACATCCGCATGCTGCCCATTTCATCGGGTCCGACATGTCGTAGTCCGTGTAATGCAACCGCACCACCCGCTCGATGGGCGGCGGAAGGTGCTTGTTCACGATCAGCTCAATGTCCGCCGTGCGATCCAAAGGACAGCGAGCCCCTGCCGTGGAGCGAGTCAGGTTTCCCCTGGTCGCCATCAGCATAGCAATCACATTGCTCCCGCCGCCAGCGTTGCCGGCTGAACCTACGCCGTTCGGTGGGTGCAGCTCGGCGGCCCAGGTCCGTAGCATCTCGTCAATTGGCTTGATCAAAATGCGGCCTCCTTCTGCGTTGGCCGCCCCTTCCACGACGGCGGCCGCTCATAGCCCCACGGCCGCACAGGTGACTTCCCGGATGCGGGCAGGCGTCTGCGCCGCCAGCCCAGCCGGTGCATGATATGGCCAACTCGCATCTGCTCCGGCTTGCCCCAATGCCCGAAGTCGAGGTTGAGCGCGTCCCCCAGCAGGTCAGCACTGGTGACGGTCTCGCCGACGTACCCCTCCAGCCAACCGATCAACTTGTGCTCCCAGGCGTCGACGGTGTACCGCTTGTCCTGCTCCTCCTCGAACAGCGCGCGCTCTTCACGCGAGACCCACCACTGATCCCCGGCGCGGTAGCAGAACAGCGCTTCTGCCCATAGCTGGTCCCGGATCTCGCGCAGCAGGTCCAGATCCACCTTGGTGCAGAGGACCGGCCAGTATCGACGGTTGCCGGTGGTGTCTTTCAGGTACTCGTCCTGGTTGGTCGTACCCACGAAAACACACTGTCGTGGCACATCGCGGGTTCTGCGGCCGTAGCTCTCGCGGAAGGTATCGACCGAGGCCGAAAAGAACTGCTTTGCCTTCGTGCTGTCGGCCTTGTTGAAGGCATCCAGCTCGCCCAGCTCGCTGATCCACTTGCCGCGCAACATCTGGAACGTCTCTTTGTCACCGAGCACGAACGGGGTATCCATGAACCACTCGCCGCCCAGCACCGACATGGCGGTCGACTTGCCTTCGCCCTGCAACCCTTCGAGGATCAGCACCGTATCCATCTTGCAGCCCGGGCGCATAACACGCGCAACAGCGCCGATCAGCCAGCGCTTGCCGGCCTTCATCGAGTACGGGGTCTCCTCCACGCCCAGGGCCCTGTTCAGCCAATGCTCGATCCGCGGCGTACCGTCCCACTCCAGGCCCTCAAGGTACGCCCGCACCGGGTGAAAGCTGTTCTTGCTGGCCACCACCGACACCGCTTCCAGCACCGGGGGTACCTTCGTCAGCAAACCGTACTGCTGGGCCAGCCACTCGCACGCCAGCATGTCGTCCAGATCTGTCCACTCCCCCGTACCACCACCATAGGGCGGCGTCCGCAGCTTCATGGTCTTGGCGCTGAACTCGTCGTAGCCGAGCACTCCGTGCCAGCGCTCATCGTTCTGTAGGATCAGACTGATGTTCACCATGTGCGCCGCCAGGCCGCCGCCCTTGATCCGCAGAAGGCAGTCACGCCAGCCACCCTCAGCGGGTGGCCGGACTACCGCCATGACCTGGGCGCGAACCACCTCCAGCCCCTCGGCACAGTGCAGGTCGTTGAAGTCAGTCCAGCCCTCCTCGCGCTCGCTGCCGAAGCGAGGGAGCACGAACTGGCCGCCAAGGATCGTGGCGGCGTTCTCCGCAGCCTGAGCGCCCGGATTCCAAGGCGACCCGTCCTGGCGGGTGGTCTTCCAGTCGTCATCGCCGCAGAAGATCAGCGGCCGAGACGGATACTCGGTCTGCATCGCCTTGCCGACCGGCAGCAGGTTGCCGGCGTCGAAGGCGATGCAGACCGCACAGCCCGTCGCCATGTGCAGGCTGACGCCGGTCGCGTACCCCTCGGCAATCAGCACCGGCTCGCCGGGCTCGGGGCGCGGACCGATCAGGCAGAACGCTCCTTCCTTCTGCATGCCGTAGGGCCAATACGCCTTGTCCCGGCCGGTATCGGGCTGCTTTTCGGGGTAGATGATTTGCAGTCCCACCAGCCCCTTGAGGGTCCGCATGGGCACCATGAAACGCCCGCCGTAACCGTAGCGTCCGCCGATCCCGATGATTTGCTTGCGGTCGAGATACGGCGCCTTGCCTTTCTCCGATAACCGCTCCCACAGCCGCGCGGCGCCCTGGGCGGCACGCTGGGCGGCATAGGCGGCCTTCGCTGCCGCCTTGCGCTTGGCCTCCTCCTGCCGCGCGTGCATCAGCTCGCGCTCCTCGGCAGTCAGGCGAACACCCTTGAGCTTGAATTTCTCGTTGAGATCCTGCCGCCAGTTGCCGAAGCGCCCGAAATAGAGGGTCTTGCCGCTGGCCGTGGTGTATTCGTGCAGCACGTACCAGCCGGTAGCCTCCCCGTTCCGGTCGCCCTCGACCTTGCAGCGCACCAACTTCCCGAACACCCAGCTCGGGCTCCGCTTGGTGAAGGGTTCAATTCCATGGTCTCGAAGCTGATTCAGCACTTCGTCCAAGGCTTCGTTACTCACCGGCGCCCCCTCCGCTCGTTGAACGATTGGCATTCGATGCAGGTTTGGCACCCCGGCACAGCTTCGCGACGGCGCGGCGGGATCGGCTCGCCGCAGCACTCGCACTCATGGGCCGATTCGCCAACCGCTACCAGCGCTCGGGCAGCCAATGCCGCCTCCATGCGCTCCAGCACCAGGTCATTGGCGTGATCCGCGATATCAGCCATTGGCCACCTCCCCGCGTTCGGCGCCCTTGGTGGTTTGGTGGACGTAGCGGGCACGCTCGTAGAGGCCGACCGCCGCGCGGATGATGCTCATCGCCAGCTTTTGGGTTTCGGCCAGCTCGGCCGCGTCAATGCGGCCGTCCTCGATATGGCGTGCGATGGTGGTGGCCGCGTTGGCCGACGTGTGCAGGATCTCGCCGGCGCCGGCAATCAGGCTGGCCGGCACATCCTCGAACTGAAGCGGCGAAACGAAGAACCACAGGCTGTCGCCAAGCTCGGCATGCAGCGCGTCGAGCACGACCGCCCGCCCCTCGGCCGACACGTACCGCAGGAAGTCGAGCACGTCGTAGATGTTCAGGATGTGGCTGGTGTGGCTAGGGTCGAACTTGTGGGAAGTGGTGGAGACGCTGCGGCCGGTGGAGTGAGCGAAGCCGGTGATGCCGCCGTGGCACATCCGCTGATTGCGGGCAACGAGGTTGAGCGCTTCGCCCAGGGGGAGTACCTCGCGGCCCATACGATCGAACTGATCCGCGAACGAGGGTCGGGACATGGCAATTATTCCTGTTTACTGCCAGTGCCACGACGCCACCAACCTTGTTACAGTAGGCGCCGTGGTCACATTGCATGGTGGTCACAAGGCAGATGGCCGATCTGTGGTGGAAACGCCATCTGCCGCCTTGGCCAGGTGATCGGCTTCCCTGATCACCTGGCCATTGCAGCCTGTCGCTCTGTGGTGGAGCGGCTGGCAACCCCAAGGCATCCGTGCCTTGGTTCGGGATGGCAGGGCAGGTCAGGCTTGGGCATGCAGTACGTCCAACCTGATCAGCCTTGCCGGCCCACCCTCGGTGGTGGCGAGGGGTTTGTTTCATGAGCCGACGCTGTTAAGCAGCTATCGGCCAAATCGTTTCTGCCGTTGGCACGCCGAAGTGCTGGAGCACCTCAGCCAAACTCACTTTTCCTTCGCTTTCTCTAGCCAAAGCCCGCAGCAAGCGAAAGCGTGGATCTTTCCGGGCGTACAGAACATGAATCCTCATGTAACCCACCGTCACTCCACAGCGCTCGGCATAGCGTTCCAGCGGGTTACCTGAAGCCTCCTTCGGACGGTCAATCTCCCTGATGTATGCAGCTAGCTCCATGATTGGATACCTCCGAGGCAAATCATATATCCAACAGGTATACGTGACAACCCCCATGGTTGTTTACCTGTTGGGTAGCTATCCTGTGGAATACATCCATGGATGACATCTCTAACATTCGCTATTCCAACCTACAGGTCGTCATGCGGCTGAAGGGCCTAAACCAGGCAGATTTCAGCCGCGCGATAGACCGACAACCTGGGCAAGTCAATCAGTTTGCAGGCCCCAACCCGACAAAGAACATTGGCTCCAAGCTGGCTCGCCACATTGAGCAGGCGCTGGAGCTTCCTCAGTTCTCTCTGGACAACTCGCGCGCCTTCGCTGAAGACGGAGATCGTCAAAGCAATGTGGTTAAACTCCCGAGGAAAGACGGCGGCCCACTGGTGCTTGAGCCAATCGCACCTTGGGATAGCGACACTCCACTGGAAGACGACGAGGTTGCGTTGCCGTTGTACAAGGAAGTAGAGATTTCGGCCGGCACGGGTAAAACCGCCGTGCAACCCCTTGAAGGGCGGCTACTTCGTTTCTCTCTGGCCACACTCAGGGTCTGTGGAGTCGATCCAGCAAATGCCATTTGCGCCACAGCCAGTGGGCACAGCATGTCACCGCTGATTCTGCATGGAGCGACGATTGGAATAGACCGCGGAATGACCAAAGTCGTTGATGGTGAAATTTACGCCCTAGAGCACGACGGCGAGTTGCGCGTTAAATTCGTGCTTCGACTGCCAGGTACAGGCTATCGGTTACGCAGCTACAACCAGCAGGAATTTCAAGACGAAGATTACACGTTTGAAGAGTTTATAGAGCAGCGAATCACCATCATTGGCCGTGTCTTCTGGTGGTCAACGGTCCGCCCGCTCAAGGGGTCTCTCCCCATAATTTGAGCATCCAGAAAGGCATAAAGGGCGCCCGATTCTCGGCGCCCTTTTTAGTGCTCAAGGAAAAATACATATACCTGTAGGGTTGACAATATACCCATCAGGTATACCATCACCTCGACTCACCACCACAGAGACGAGGTAACACCATGCAACGCTCCGCCACGGTACACGTCCACCCGGCCTGTACTTCCTCCCCCCAACAGATCCAACGCCTCCAGGCCGACACTGGCTGCCTAGTCGTCATCGTCAACGGCAAAGCCCAGCTTGTCGCCACCAAGCGCACCTTGGGCCGCCGCTACGCGGTAGCCACCTCCCCGTTTGGAGGTGACGCGGCATGACCTACGCACTCCGCCAACCATCCTTTGTGCGGCTCAAGGCTCAACTCAGCCTCAACGGCCGCTTCAACCACACCCTCTACGACGCGGAAACCCGCCAGGCAGTCCACGCCACTCTTGACATTGAGCGCGGCGCTGAACAGGTCAGCGTCGTCGTTCGAATGGGCTCCACGCTGAATAGCCTGGGCCTCCCTATCGATGCCCCTTCCAACGCCAACACCGTGGCCGACTACCTCGAATCCATCGCAAACGGCCGCCTGGACACGGCGGACGACACCCCGGCTCGCCGCCGTTTCAGCCAAGCAGCGTAGGAGGCCGCGATGAAAGACTTGTCCCTGCACCAGGCAGCGCAGCGCCTCGGGCTGACCCGTCCCGAACTGATCAAGCGCATGAAGGCGGCCGGCCTGCTCGACAGCAACACTCTTCCAGCCGCACCGGTCCGCGACCGTCTCTACCTGCGCGCAAAGGAAACGTCCTGGCATCACCCCGAACTCGGCATGCAGTACAGCCACTCGACGAAGGTGCGCCCGGCCGGAGTGGCATGGCTGGCCGACAAGCTCGGCATCCCACGCGTCTGCCCGCCGGCGGTCCCGGACCGCCGCGAGGTTGGCTGACGAACCCCGGCCCCGCGAGTACGCCCGCCAGATCGTCGCCCTTCGAACCATCGAGGAACGCAGGGCGGCCCTGGAGCGGGTGCCGGAACACCTTCGGGAACTTGTACGAACCCACGTAGAGATCGCCTGGAACCATCCCAAAGGAGGCAAGGCATGAAATGCCAACCAGTACGAATCGCCCTGGTCGAAATGATCTTCAAGCTGGCCACCGAGGCCCGCGAAGCGGAAACCGAGGCCCAGGCAGTAGCAGCAGACCACCAAGCGTTCGGCGCAACACTGCTCGCCTATCAGGCAGGCTCTATCGACCACAGCACCTACACCGCGCTCTGCAATCTCGCAGGAAATGCACGCCTTTTGCGCTGCATTGAGATTGCCTACGACCAACCGCCGTACTCACGCGCCCTAGTTGTTCACTACACCGGCCCTGCCTTCGGGAAGGCTCGCCGCAATGCAGCCGAACAGGTAGCCGCATGAGCACTCCGCACGACAACCAACCGGAACTTCGCCTGACACCGGCCCCGCGCCCGGAGACGGTGGAGCTGCTCTACCGTACCTTCGGCGACGTGCTGATCCCGCTGGAGCAACTGCGCACCAGGTACTTCAGGAACCTCAACGAAGACAGCTTCAGCCTGGCCATCAAGGCCAAGCGGATAGCCCTCCCGCTGACCACCCTGGACCCCAGCCGCAAGGCGCCTTTGTTCGTTGACGTGCGCCACCTGGCGGCCCTGATCGACTCCCGAGCCTGGCAGGCCGACGAGGCATATGCCCGACTCGGCAGTAACGAGTAACCACACCGGCCGCCACCACCGGCCACCCACCACCAATGGAGAAAACCACCATGCATACCCAACACATCATTCTCGCGGCCACCACTCTCGCCGCGCTGCTGGTCCTGATCGCCACCGCCTATCTTGCTGGGCGCAAGGACAGGAAGAACGCGCAACAGCAGGCGGTCGAAGAGGCGCTTTACCTCTGCCGCGCCTCGCACAGCCAGGAACTGACGGCGCTGCATGCCGACTTGGCCAAGCTGCGCACCAATGCCCAGCGCCTGCAACAGGTCATCGATGAGCAGCAGGAAGAGATCAGCGACCAGCAGGGGCTTCTGCAAACAGCCGAGGCCGAGGCTTCCGAGAAAGAAGCCGAGTTCGTGAGGGCTTATGTGGACCTATCGAATACGGTCAAGCGGCTCAAGGCCGAGGCATTGACGGACCAAGAGCAAGACGCCATCCGCACCGCCAGTCGCCTCCTCAGCGGCCACGCTCGACAGTTCCAAAAGACCGGCACCACCAAGCGCAACGCAGACGCCGAGGCCCAACAGCAGCTCGCCGCGATCCTCCAGCGGCTCGCCATCACGAAATCGGCCAGCCAGAGCGCAGACGCCGAAGCGCAGGAGGCGGCATGAACTACTCCAGCCTCTCCGCTTCCGACCTGCTGAAGCACCGCAGCCACCACGTCGACAGCCTGACCCGCCTGCGCCGCGCCCGGCCGCAGTGGGACGAGGACGCTGCTCGACGCGCGGAAATCACGATGACCGATATCAGCGACCAGATCCGGGAGATCGACGAGATCCTGCGCCCCAGCGGCTGGGAATCGGTCGACCTCGACTACTCCGGCGACACCGCGCCGATGTGCATGTGAGGCCGACCATGAACCGGATACTCGACATTCTGATTCCCCGCTTCATCACCGAGCGGGTGGCGCTGATCGACGCAAACGGCCAACTCGAAATCGCCTGCGCCCTCTCCAACGTGCGGCCGAACGAGCGGTTCGATGGGATCGCCACCATCCGATCCTTCAACCTGGCGGGCTTCGCCTTGTTCCCCAGGATGGTGGACGGCCCCCACCCATGGCCAGTGCAACTCCACCCGAGCAACAAGGACTCGGCGGATGTGATCAATCTCCCGCCCTGCCCCTGGTGCGAGGGCCCTCCAGTCGTGCTGGTCGCTCGCACGTTCTCACCGTTCGGAACGGTCCGGGAAATGACGACCTACGGCTGCGAAGGCCTGGACGTCGACGCCTATGTGTTCTGCCACGAATGCGGCTGCGAAGGCCCGAAGTGCGAAGACGTGATCTTCGACGCCGAAGACTTCCGCCGCGTGGAACGCGAAGGCGCCCGCCTCTGGTCTGAGCGGACCAGCAGGAACCGGCATCTATTCGACTCGAACGCGGCCGATGGCCACTGCGTCTACCCGAGGAGCGCCCAATGACCGCCCCCATCCCGGCTGGCTGCGTAGCAGCACTCCGCCAGGGCGCCGCCCTGGCACACGCCACCCACAGCACCCAAGCCCCGGCCGCGCAGAAGCGCGGCGGCGGCCTGGCACGTCGCATCCAACTGATCGCCATCGCCCAGGGCCGCCAACCGATGCCCGAGGGTGGCGCTATAGAAAGCCACTGCTGCGCAGCAGCAGGCATATTCCAATCCGACCCTCAGCACACGCCGAAGGCACGCATACCCCACGAAAGGCTGCGCCGGGGCGCGAAGCACATAGCCACGCTTCGCTTAATGACTCGCTCGCCCGCGCAGCTTGTCGAGGGGGGAAAACGCCCACCGAAGCCCACCGATAACGCACTGATCCGCACGCTGTGCGCGCAGATCCGCGAGCAGAACCAAGAGATCGCCGCGCTGCGCATCGCGAACACCGACCTCCGCCAGCGCCTGGAGAAAGCCGAAGGAGGCCAGTCAAGCAGCCTCCCGCAGACCATCCAACAAACCACACAACCACTCGCCACCACCGAGGAAAAGCAATGAACGCACACCACAAAAACACGCTCCCCACCGCAGCAGGCACCCCGTTCGAGGGCGGCTTCTACATGGGCCAGTACCAGATTCAGGGCGAGCGCTTCGCCCTCATCCGCGCACCCAAAGCACTGGGCTTCCACGCTCCGATCCACTGGGGTGAGTACGGCCTGCTGATCCCGGACGCCGATAGCTTCGTGGACGGCCTGGCCAACACCAAGGCCATGGCCAAAGCCGGCTCGAAACTGGCCGCCTGGGCGCTCGGCCTTTCGATTGGCGGCCACAACGACTGGTATCTCGGCGCCCGCGACGAGAACGAAATGATCTATCGGGTCTGCAAGCCCACCACCGATGAGAACTGGTGCAGCTTCCGCGATGGCGACAACCCCAGCAGCTTGCCGCCGGGCTACCCATACACCGCCGTGGCGCCCGGGCAGAGCCCCATTGCCATCTTCCAGGATGGCGGCGAGGAGGCGCTGGAAGCCCGCAGTTATTGGACCAGTACGCAGCACGGCCCGAGCAACGCGTGGATCCAGGACTTCGACGATGGCGGCCAGGACGCCGGCGACAAGGGCTACGCACGGCCCGCTTTCGCCGTCCGCAGAATCAAAGTCACCCCTTGACCACTTCGCTTTCCTGCCGCGCGCCCCGCGCGCGGTCGGCTCAAATTTTTGAGGACTAGACCATGCAGAACGAAATCACTCTGGCAATCGGCGACACCACGCTCATCACCACCAACGCCCTGCTCGCCCGCCACACCTTGGAACAGGAAACAGGCCTGATACCCAGCGGCAGCATCCAGGGCAAGCTGATCACTCTCGATGCCCATCTCACTCCGCCCGCTATCGGCCAGCACTGGCACGGCCAGGGCGGCACTTACGTCGGCGTGATGCGTGGCGAAAATGGCGAACCGGATTACCACCTTATCGCCCCGAAGCATGCACAGATCGACTCGATCACCTACGGCGGCCGCGGCTACCGGGTCACCGGCGCAGATCACATCCGCGACGGCCTGGCCAACACCCGTGCGTTGACCGCTCATGATATCGATCACCCTGCTGCGCTATGGGCCACCGAGCAGGAAGCTGAAGGACACACGGATCTCTACCTGCCGTCCCGCGCAGAAGCGTACCTGTGCTGGGCACACACCCCTGAACAGTTTCAGGGCAAGGGCTGGTGCCTCACCAGCACGCAGTACGGCCCGCACTACGCGTGGATCCAGTACTTCGACGTTGGCGCCCAGGACTACGACGTCAAGTGCTACGCACGGCCCGCTTTCGCCGTCCGCAGAATCCTCATCCCTTCACCACTTAATGCTCTGAACAACTGCGCGCGCAGCGCGCAGTAAGCGAGTTTTCCAGCATGGCCATCGCCCAACACCTGCCGATCTACAAACGCGCCGGAGAACTGGCCCGGCTTGTAGCCGACCTATCCAAAGGGTGGCGCCGCGACTTCAAGCGCACCCTCGGGGAAAAGGTGCTCAACGAGTGCATCGACGTGTCGATCCTGATCTTCCGCGCCAACACGGCCGGCGGCCAGGAACGGGTAGCGCACATTCAGCTGATCCTGGAACGCATCCAGGTCGTCGAACTGATGCTGCGCCTCTCGGTCGACCTCGGGCTGCTCAGCGGAGCCCAGCACGGCCGAGCCATTGAAATCACCGACGACATAGGCCGGCAGGCCACTGGGTGGAAACGAAATGCCGCCGCATCGCCAGCCGTGTGAGCGCCACGGCCCTCACACCAGCGCGATTTTGATTCTGGTCGTGCCGCTGGCTCACAAGGCCACCGTCATGCGCACCAGGGGAACCGCCGGGCATCGTCCCGGCAGGCCCTGCGCAGTCTCGCCACTGATCGGCCTCGGCCTTCGGCAGCGCGACGTAGATAGCACGACCTGGCGCAGAACGGCCCGAACAACGCGTGGATCCAGAACTTCGACGATGGCAACCAGAACAACGACGACAAGGACAACGCACGGCCCGCTTTCGCCGTCCGCAGCATCGAACGGCAACACCGGCGGCCATGCTGGATTTTCTATCGAGGCACTCATGCAGGCCTATTACGACTGCCGGCGCAGCAAGCGCAACAGCAAGTCGGCCCTTGCATTCGAGTTCAACCTGGAGCGCAACATCATGCAACTCCACCATGAGCTGAACACCGGCGCCTACCAACCCGGCGCCTCCATCTGCTTTGTCGTGACCCACCCGAAGCACCGCGAGGTGTGGGCCGCCGACTTCAGAGACAGAATCGTCCACCACCTGCTGTACAACCACATCGGCCCGCGCATCGAGCGCTCCTTCATTGTTGATAGCTGTGCCTGCATCAAGGGCCGCGGCACACTCTATGGCGCCCAGCGCCTGGAGAAGAAGGTGCGCAGCATCACCCGCAACTGGAAACGCCGCGCCTTCTACCTGAAGTGCGACCTGTCCAATTTCTTCATCTCCCTCGACAAGCGGGTGCTCGAGCAGCAACTGATCGCGCGCATCCCCGAGCCAACCTGGCGGGCACTTGCCCTACAGATCCTCTGGCACGACCCACGCACCAACTACGAAACCCGCAGCCCCACCCGCTTGCTGAATCGCGTGCCGCAGCACAAGCGGCTCACCGCCCAGCCGGCGTACCTGGGCCTGCCTATCGGCAACCTGTCGTCACAGTTCTTCGCCAACGTGCACCTCGACGCTCTGGACCAGTTCGTGAAACACCAGCTGCGCGTGAAGCACTACATCCGTTACGTCGATGACTTCGTTCTGCTGGCCGAGTCACCCCAACAGCTGAATGCCTGGCACAACCAGATCGTGGCGTTCCTGGCCGACACGTTACATGCTCGACTCAACCCTGCGAAGACCGTGCTCCAGCCCATCGCCCGCGGGATCGATTTCGTTGGCCAGGTGATCCTTCCGCACCGCCGCGTCACACGCCCGCGCACCGTGGAAACTGCCCTGCGCCAGGTAAGCGCCGCGCCGGGGGAACAGCTGCGCGAAACCGCCAACAGCTACTTCGGCCTGCTGGACCAGGCCAGCCACAGCCACAACGCCCGCCGGAGGCTGGCCAGGATCGTGCAGAAGCGCGGCCGCTCTGTCTCCGCAAACTTGCGCAAGACATTCAAGGAGGCAGCATGAGCCAGAAGACCCAACAAGACAGCCTGCCCATCGCCGAGGCGGAGCGGCCGGAACTGTGGGCTGTACATGCCCAAGGGCCGGACGAACTGTACGCAGCATTCAGCCGCGAAGACGCCGACAAGCACGCGGCCGACCTGAATGCCCTGCCGATGCCAGAGGGAATTACGGTCGACGCAGTGGTTGTTCCGTCCCCATGGACGGCTGCCGAGCACTGGCAATACCTGGCCGAACAGGAGCGAGACCACAAGAACGAAATCGCCGTGCGCCTGCGCCAGTTCGAGCGTATCTGCGAAGCGCTGCCGCAAGACGCCATCGATGGTGGCTGGACCGTGCAAGGCATTCGCGGCTATGCCAAGCGCTTGGAGGATCAACTGAAAGTCGCCCTTGCCAGGGTCGCGGAGCTGGAACGCGAGCTCCGCGACGAAGAGAACGCGCATACCACAACCATCGAGCAGCGCGACAACGCCGAGCATTGGGCGGATCAGTTGGCCAAGGCCATCGCTGAACGGTTTGGCGTGGATATCGGCGAGCACAGCAACCTGAATTGCCCGTGGAATGAAGCGCTGGTCTGGATGCAGCAGCCGCCCGCCCAGGCTCAGCACAGCGTGCCGGAGGGGTGGATGCTCGTCGAGTGCGGAATCTGGACGCAGGAACAGGTGGACGAGATGCAGAAGACGGTGGCTCGATTCCGCAATTCAGAGTTCGTCGACGACCGCGCGCTGGCGATGGCTGTTGCTGACGCAGGCCAGTGCAAGGCTCCAGAGATATCGCTGGCCGAGCTGCTCGCCGCCGCGCCCGGCAAGGAGGGGGTGTGATGAGCGTTCGCGTTCTAGACCCATGCTGCGGTGGACGCATGATGTGGTTCGACAAGCAGAACCAGCTCGCACTCTTCGGAGATCAGCGGAATGAGACGATCACCGTCACCGACCGCTCTCATTCAGATGACGGCACCAGGGTGCTCTCGATCCACCCGCAAGCAATTATCGACTTCCGGCGCTTACCTTTTGCCGATGAGTCTTTCCCCTTGGTCGTTTTCGACCCGCCGCATCTTGTTCGTGCAGGTCGAAAAAGCTGGCTGGCAGCTAAGTACGGGAAGCTGGGCGCCGACTGGCGTGATGACCTTCGCGCTGGATTCTCCGAGTGCTTCCGCGTGCTGCGAACCGATGGCGTGCTGATCTTCAAATGGTCCGAAGTCCAGGTGACCACCAGTGATGTGCTGGCCCTTACGCCCGAGAAACCGCTGTTCGGGCACCCTTCGGGAAAGCGCTCAGGCACGCACTGGATCACGTTCATGAAAACAGGAGGTAGGTCATGAGTGAAGCATGCAGCCAGTACAAGGGCGGTCGATGCAAAAGCGGGTTTCCGCGTCTGCACCCTGTTTGCTGGGGAGGGAATCCAGGGTGCCCGCACTGCGGGAAGGTAAGCACAGCGCCGATGTGCATGCAGGAGGAAATTCCGAAACACCTGACGCGGGATGACGGGCTTCCAACTGGCTGGCCGGTAGCGAAGGGGGAATGATCATGACGAGGAATATCGAAACCCGCGAAGGCTATGAGCTCTGGGACCGCCTGTGCCGCCTTCAGCGCTACAGCTTCTTCCTGGGCAACGGACCTTCCGTGCGGAGGATTGAAGACAGAACCGGAAACTGGATCGAGGTCCATGACGCTCAGTCTGTGATGGACGATGCCCAGTCGGAGATCAACGAACTTCGCGAGCATAAGGCTGCACTAGAAGCCGAGACCCAGGCGCTCAGGGAGGAAGTTGCGCGCGGAAACCGGATCATCTGCGCCATGGCGCTGGACCTTGCTGCCGTTGGCGAGGCGCTGGGAATCCCCGCAGAGCAACAGGAAGGTGGCGCCGGTGAGATCATCGAAGCCATTCAAGCGCTTCAGGAAGAGCTGGGCCGGGGAGGGCCACGCGATGCGTAGAGCGCTGACCGCCCTCGGACTGATCGCCACCCTGGGCCTGGCCGCAGTGTTCGCAGCGGAGGTATTCCCGATCCTCCGCACGCTGGCGGCATGGCAAGTGGGGTGCCACTGATGAGCGAAATGTACCCAAACCCCGAAATGCCGAATGCCATCATCAGCGCCAACTCTAGCAGCGGTTTCGTCGCCACAACCCGCGACGGCAAGCCGCTACGCATGGCTCTAGTGGACGAAGAAGGCAACATCATCGAAGCGGGCGACCCGGTACGCTGGGCAGCCTGGCGGGTCTGCACCGAGACGCTAGAGAACCTCTGGCAGTGTGAGGGCTGGCTAGTAGTCCACAGCAGCCCTCCAGGCGACCCCGAGGTGATCAGCCGCTTGATCAAGGCCGCCGCGTAGTTGGCCGGTCGGCCCCCTCCTTCCAGACTCCCGTCCGCCGGTCAACGCGAATCCAGCGCGTTTGGCCGGCACGGGACTTCATCATGACGTCAATGTACCGCCCCTTCGGGTTCGGTATCACACCACGCATGTACACCACCAGGGTCTCGAAGGTATCCATAACCAGTTGCCGCGCCTGCTCCCTCGCGTCAACATCGGCCATCGATTTTGCCCGCTCCGCCAACTCTGCCCATTTTGACGCCCCAGCCGCAGGGGCTGAAGCGGACTTCGCCACCAACTCCTGCTCCAACGCCCGGACTGCTGATCGACGTCTTTCCAGATCCTCCTCCAACTCGCGCGCCTTGCGTACGAACGCCAACGGCGCCGCACCACTGTCGTCCGCCAACAGCGCATCGGTTACGCGCTCCAACTGGCGCTCGATCTCGGCAACGCCTTTTTGCGCCTCGACCAGGCGCGGCCGCAGATCCTCGCCGGCCGACGTCGGCTCAAGTAGGCGCTGAAGGTTCATCTGGTCAGAACAGTAAGCGAGCACGGCGCGCTCAATCGGTACCGAGCTACAGCTCCCCCCATTACACCCGCCATTCTTGCTGTAGCTAACGCAGTGAAGACGCCGGTGGCCATCCTCAAGCGAGCCGTCAGCCTTCACTCGCTGCATGAGATTCTGTGCTACCAGCGCGGTACCACAGTAGCCACACCGAGTTATGCCGATACCGGTCACGATGCCAACAATCTCGTCCTTTCCTCGACGCCGATAGCGCTGGCCCACCAATGTCTCCAGTTCGGAGAACTCCTCATCGGACAACAGCCGTGGATAGTAGTCCTCCAGCATGAAGTCCTCGCCATCGATGGAGATCCGCTTGGCACCTCGCAATGCGGGCAAACGCACCAACCGATATACCTGCTGCGCCGCAATACCCCAGTCGCTCAGCACCATCCCCTTTTCATGCATCAGGCGAACCAGCCGAGCGGCCCCAATACCGGATCGATATGCATCTAGAGCAAAGCGTACCGCCTCGACTCGCTCGGGAATGAACTGCCAAGAGTCACCGTCCCAGGCCAGCCACTGCGGATCTTTGCCACTCACAATGCGACCACGATAGGAGCCGGCAACCCATGCTTCGCACTGCCGCCGCACTGCGGCCTTCACCCGCTTGCTTTTGGTATCGGACTCCTCGTGCGCCCGAATCATTACCAAGAGCGAATACACAAGGTTCATCGGCTCCGCCTTGAGCCCTTCCCTGTTGTATTCGCGGCCGTCGCTTGCCGTCACGACCGTAATGCCGGCGTTCACGATCTGGCCAAGCTGCGCCTGCGCAAGAAGTGGCTCTGCTCGACTCAGACGGTCCAGTCCCTCAACGATCAAGACAGACCCTGCCGGGATGCGTCCCTCATCGACGGCCCTGAGGAACGCACCCAAGGCGCCCTGCTTTACGTGTGTTTCGTGGTACGCCGAAAGCCCTTCGTCACGCAGAGTCAACGTGGCATCCAGCTCCATACCATGCTTAGAGGCCCAGGCCGAGGCATACGCTAACTGACGGTCGGCGCTACTCCCGGTCGCCTGCCGGGGATCGGAAAACCTCAAATAGCTGTATACTCGCGCGCCGTTTTTTCCCATACCGTGATTCCTGAGGCACCTAAAACTAATGAATTCTCAAAAAGAGCATAAGGCCCCTAGTATAGGATGGGTTTCGTTAGGGTGCCCCAAGGCGCTGGTCGACTCCGAGCGCATCCTCACCCAGCTGCGCATGGAAGGCTATGAGGTCGTTCCGACCTACGAAGACGCCGACGTCGTGGTGGTCAACACCTGCGGTTTCATCGACAGCGCCAAGGCCGAGTCCCTGGAAGTGATCGGCGAAGCCATCGCCGAGAACGGCAAGGTCATCGTCACCGGCTGCATGGGCGTGGAAGAGCACGCGATCCGCGACGTGCATCCAAGCGTGCTGGCGGTCACCGGCCCGCAACAGTACGAGCAGGTGGTTACCGCGGTGCACGAAGTGGTGCCGCCGAAGACCGAACACAACCCGCTGGTCGACCTGGTCCCGCCGCAAGGCGTTAAGCTGACCCCGCGCCACTACGCCTACCTGAAGATTTCCGAAGGCTGCAACCACAGTTGCAGCTTCTGCATCATCCCGTCCATGCGCGGCAAGCTGGTCAGCCGGCCGGTCGGCGACGTGCTGAGCGAGGCCGAGCGCCTGGTCAAGGCCGGGGTCAAGGAACTCCTGGTGATTTCCCAGGACACCAGCGCCTACGGCGTGGACCTGAAGTACAAGACCGACTTCTGGAACGGCCAGCCGGTCAAGACCCGCATGAAGGAACTCTGCGAGGCGCTGAGCAGCATGGGCGTGTGGGTTCGCCTGCACTACGTCTACCCGTACCCCAACGTCGACGACGTGATCCCGCTGATGGCCGCCGGCAAGCTCCTGCCGTACCTCGACATCCCCTTCCAGCACGCCAGCCCGAAGGTGCTCAAGGCCATGAAGCGCCCGGCCTTCGAGGACAAGACCCTGGCCCGGATCAAGCAGTGGCGCGAGATCTGCCCGGAACTGACCATCCGCTCGACCTTCATCGTCGGCTTCCCGGGCGAAACCGAAGAAGACTTCCAGTACCTGCTCGACTGGCTGACGGAAGCCCAGCTCGACCGCGTCGGCTGCTTCCAGTACTCCCCCGTCGAAGGCGCTCCGGCCAACGAGCTGGGCCTGGAGCCGGTGCCGGACGAGGTCAAGCAGGACCGCTGGGAACGCTTCATGGCCCACCAGCAGGCGATTTCCGCCGCTCGCCTGCAGCTCAAGGTGGGCAAGGAAATCGAAGTGCTGATCGACGAAGTCGACGAACAGGGCGCGGTCGGCCGCTCCTGGGCCGACGCTCCGGAAATCGACGGCAACGTGTTCGTCGACAGCGACGAGCTGAAGCCGGGCGACAAGGTCCGCGTGCGCATCACCGATGCCGACGAGTACGACCTCTGGGCCGAGCTGGTCTGAGCCCCCCCCCTGAAGAGCCCCGCCCCGCGGGGCTTTTTCATCGCCAACCGTTCCGGAGAGCACGATGCTCAACAACGACGTACTACGCAGCCTGCGCTACCTGCTGGATCTTCCCGACGCACATCTGGCCGAACTGGCCGCCCCGTTCGGCGAGCAAGTCGAAGCGGACCTGCTCGAGGCTTACCTGAAGAAGGAAGACGAAGACGGCTTCCAGGCCTGCCCCGACCGCTACCTGGCGCGCTGCCTGGACGGACTGATCATCCAGCGCCGCGGTCGCGACGAGTCGCGTCCGCTACCGCCGCTGGAGCTGCCGTTGAGCAACAACATGATCCTGAAGAAGCTGCGGGTCGCCTTCGAACTCAAGGAGGAAGACCTCCATGCCATCCTCGACAGCGTCGACTTCCCGGTCTCCAAACCCGAGCTGAGCGCCCTGTTTCGCAAGCCCGGCCACAGCAACTACCGGACCTGCGGCGACCAGTTGCTGCGCAACTTCCTCAAGGGCCTGACCCTGCGCGTCCGTGGCTGAACGCGCGGAGCCGCTGCTGGCGGTTCTGCTCCAGGCGCCGCCCTGCGTCGACCCCTGGTTCCTGGAGTGCCGCCAGGATCGCGCCGGCCTGACCATCCTCGTCCGCGACCTCGCCAGCCAGCGCACCTGGCGCGTCGAGTTCGTCGAAGTCGAAGGCCTGCGCCAGCTCGACGCTGCCGACCTGCTGGAATTCTGGCCAGCCTGTGCGGCATCCGAGGGTTGGCTGTACCGGGTCGAGCAAGGCGGCTGGCTGGACCAGGAATGCCGTCGCGAGGGCTTCGTCGCCCGCGAGACCAAGGCCGTCGACGAGTATTTCGTCAATGGCGGCGATCGCTGCCTGAGCGTGCTGTCCTGGTCGCCACCGAAGGTTTCCCCGCTGATCTGACCGCCATGAAAAAAGCCGCCCGTGGGCGGCTTCTCGCGTGGCGCTCCGGCTACATCAGGAAGATCGTCGCCAGGCCGAGGAAGATGAAGAAACCGCCGCTGTCGGTCATCGCAGTGATCATCACGCTGGAGCCCATCGCCGGATCGCGTCCGAAACGATGCAGGGTCATCGGGATCAGCACTCCCATCATTGCCGCCAGCAGCAGGTTCAGGGTCATCGCGGCGGTCATCACCACGCCCAGTTCCCAGTTGCCGTAAAGATAGAAGGCCACCACGCCGATCACTCCGCCCCACGCCAGGCCGTTGACCAGCGCGACGCCAAGCTCCTTGCGCAGCAGGCGGTTGCGACTGTTGCTGGTCGGCTGTACCTGGTCGAGCGCGATGGCGCGGACGATCATGGTGATGGTCTGGTTGCCGGAATTACCACCGATGCCGGCAACGATCGGCATCAGCGCGGCCAGCGCCACCAGTTTCTCGATGGAGCCTTCGAACAGACCGATCACCCGCGAGGCGACGAAGGCGGTGATCAGGTTGGTGGCCAGCCAGGCCCAGCGGTTGCGCACCGACTTCCAGACCGAGGCGAAGATGTCTTCTTCTTCACGCAGACCGGCCATGTTGAGGACTTCGCTTTCGCTTTCCTCACGGATCAGGTCGACCATCTCGTCGATGGTCAGACGACCGATCAGCTTGCCGCCCTTGTCCACCACCGGCGCGGAAATCAGGTCGTAACGCTCGAATGCCTGGGCGGCGTCGTAGCCGTCCTCGTCCGGGTGGAAGGTCACCGGGTCGGTGGCCATGACTTCCAGCACTTGCTTGTCCGGATCGTTGACCAGCAGGCGCTTGATCGGCAGCACGCCCTTGAGCACGCCGTCGTAGTCGACCACGAACAGTTTGTCGGTATGCCCGGGCAGTTCCTTCAGGCGGCGCAGGTAGCGCAGCACCACTTCCAGGCTGACGTCCTCGCGGATGGTGACCATCTCGAAGTCCATCAGCGCGCCGACCTGGTCCTCCTCGTAGGACAGCGCCGAACGCACTCGCTCGCGCTGCTGCGCGTCGAGGCTTTCCATCAGTTCATGGACCACGTCGCGCGGCAGTTCCGGCGCCAGGTCGGCGAGTTCGTCGGCGTCCAGGTCCTTGGTCGCGGCGATGATCTCGTGGTCGTCCATGTCCGCGATCAGGGTTTCCCGGACCGCGTCGGAGACTTCGAGGAGGATGTCGCCGTCGTCCTCGGACTTGACCAGTTGCCAGACCGTCAGGCGGTCGTCCAGCGGCAGCGATTCGAGGATGTGGGCGATGTCGGCGGGGTGCAGTTCCTCCAGCTTGCGCTGGAGTTCTACGAGATTCTGCCGGTGGACGAGGTTTTCCACCCGGTCATGGTGCTGGCCTTCCTGACGATGGGTCAGGTCTTCCACCACCTTGTGGCGATGCAGCAGCTCGACCACCTGCGCTAGGCGGTCCTGCAGGCTTTCCTGCGGCTTCTTGGCTTCTACTTCGGTCATAGCGCGCTCCACCCCCAGTAGCGGAGCACGCCAAAGGGGTCAATCAGAAACGTGATTGGTCAAACGGGAAACTGTTCGAGTTTCTACTGGGTAAGTCCATGGGGGTGTTCCAAGGGCCCTCTCGGGGCAGATACGGATAATGATAACACTCCGCTTGCGTTTTGCGCGTTACAAAATGGCGGCAAGAACAAGCGCTTGCGGCACAAAGTTCATCGTCACTCGACGCCTGACTGCGACGCCGGAAATTTCACTCAGGACACTCGGCCCCGCGGAAAAAGGCAACGCGTTAGCCTGCACTCACCCTTATCCGACCCGGAGTGCCGCCCATGCGTTCCCTGTCCCTCCTTCTCCTCCTCTCGCTGGCGTCCACCTGCGAGGCCGCTGCGGTATTCCGCTGTGAAGACGCCAGCGGCCATGTCAGCTTCACCCAACTCGGTTGCCCCGCCGGGCAGGCCGGCGAGACCGTCGTGGCGGACAACCCGCCGCCGGGAGGCAGGAGCGTCACGCCGAGGGCCGAGACGAAGACGAAAAAGGCGTCCATCGGCCGGAAAAGCGTGCCGCTCGCGGTGATCGGAGAAAGAGAAGATCGCTGCGGCAGACGCCTGGACGAGAAGGAACGCCGCAAGGCGATCGTGGAGCAGCGGATCATGGCGGGAATGACCCGCTCCGATGTGGAGCGGGCGCTGGGCAAGCCGGACCGGGTCAGCGGGAACAATGCGGAGGTGCGTTATCAGTACAAGGCCGACAAGCGACGGGGAGCGAGAAGCGTGAGCTTCGATCAGGAGGGATGTGTGAAGGGAAGAGAAGGTACCGGGTGGAGCGAGTCGATCCCGGGAGCTAAGGCCGGGCCGTCCTCATACCGATGAAAGCAGGACCGGCATCGCCCTTAGCGTGCCGGGCAGGGTGTCGCCCTGCCTGCATGGAAAAGACGGACGACAGTCTTAAGCAACCTACCGCCTGCCCGCCGCGCACGCCTCTGGCTGGCGGTTATGGTCAGGCTCAATCCTCTTTCTGCGGTTCGCCGGGCAACAACGCGCGTGATGAACAGACCGCGATACAGGTGGAATCCCGTTTGCACGTCCACCGTTTCGGAAGCGCCTTGCAGTGAAGTCAAGGCAGCGATGCCCTTGCGCACACGGCACTCGTTCAACGCGCGGCTGCCTCCCTCCATCGGCAGCAAGGAGGGCAACGGCTCGCCAGCGGGCGCATGGTCGACAATGCTGCCGACGATGGTGATGAGCTGGTCGCCGCGCGCGCTGACGGCAGCCTGCGCGAGGTTTTCGGAAATCACCGCATCCAGGCGAACGATGCCGACGCGACGACTGATCAACATGACCATGGATCTCTCCTCTATGTATGGATGGCATCGCTACGATGCATCGCAACGACCTCTAGGAAGCCGTTCCACCCGCCCCCCCGGAGGCCTGCCCGGGAGCGGTGCGCTCGAGGTCGACGAGCAGCACGTGTTCGTGAGCGAGAACAAGGTCGAAACGAGCCTGCCCCAGCGCCTGGCCATCCTGCACGACGGACAGGTTTTCGATGGGTGTCAGGCGCAGCAGGCTGGCCTTCAGCACGCGCAGGCGCTCGCCGGCATTGCCTGACTGCAGCAGGCAGCGGGCATCCTGCAGGTACTGGTGCGCCTCAGGACCATGCCAGGTCAGGCGAAAGATGCTCTCGCAACTGGCCAGCAGGGACTCCTGCTCGCCACTGGCGGAAAACTCCCGCCGCACCTTGCCAAGCAGGCTCGAGGACTCCAGGCGCAAGGTCATGAAGGGGATGGCCGGCGGGGCCAGCAGTTGATCGGCATCGATGACGCTGCCGGCGGGCAGGCCGAACAACTGCCGCAACGTTTCGCGCAGGGCGGCGTGATCCAGGCGCACGGTTGCACTGGACATGGCGAACTCCTTTTTCAGGATGGATGGATGACGGACAGGCACCGACGCGGCGGATACAACCGCCGGCCAGGCCGGAGCGAAGTACGTTCGTTCAATGCAGGCGCAGGACCCGCGCCAGGTTGCCGCGCGCCTGCAACAGCAGGACCAGCAGCACCAGCAGTACCCCGAGCATCCACGGCGAGAGGTGCTCGGCACGATACAACCCGGCCACTATTCCCAGCGCCTGGCAGCCGGTGCACAACGCCAGCAGGTAGGCGCACAGGGAAACGCCGGGGCGGAAACGCGCGCCGGCGCGGCGATAGGTGATCAGGCGCATGCAGATCGCCGAGCAGACCAGCACGGTCAGGGTGGACAGCGGATCAACCATCGGACTTGCCTCCCCGGCGGCGCAACAGCCCGCGCATCCAGCTGGGCAGTTCGCCGCCACGCATCCACTCGAGCATGCCGATGCCGCCGGTCACGCAGAGGGTCGCGGCGACGAAGGCGGCCATGCCGCTGGTCTGGGTCAACCCGCGGCCGAGCGCCTCGATTCCGGCGTAATAGCCGCCGACCCAGGACACCAGCAGGTAGCCGAGGCGGGTCAGGGCGTTGTAGTCACGGGCGAACACGACAAAGAAGATGGCGCCGCCGAAGCCTCCCAGCAAGGCGTTGCCATCGATACCCGGCAGGTACATGGCCAGGCCGACGCCAGCCATTGCGCTGGCGGCGGAGGCCGCAGAGCTTGGCTCGGACATGGATGACTCCCGGAAATGCAAAGGCCCGCCGAAAAGGCGGGCCCGGAACGGCCGAAGCCCGCATCGGCGGGCTTCGGCCAGAGGAATTTCAATCGTGGAGAATTTATACCTTTATCGTCCCATAGCGTCAATATGGGAAAACCCGTTTTCATACAGAAATTTTTTTAGCGCTCGCCCACGATCCCCACCTCCGCCATCGGCTCCTCCAGTCGCTGCAAGGCCTGGCGCAGCAAAGCGACGACCCGCTCGCGCCATTCCTTGTCCCAGCGATGCAGGGTGCTCTTCGACAGGCCGCTGAGTCGCTCGATCTCGCGGATGCTCGACGGCGGACGACGGAACATGCGCATCAGCAAGGCCAGGGTTGCCCGCTGCTCGATCGGGTCGGCCCCGGGCTTCAGCCAGTCGCGCAAAGCCGCCAGGCCAAGGACGAAATCCCGCCCGCGGGCGAACTCGGCCCGCACCACCGCCAACTCCAGTGGGTGCGCAGCCAGCTGGCGCTGGGCGAAACGCACGGTCATCACCGCCTGGGCCTGCCATTCGTGCGGACTCAAACCACTGGGCAGGTGTTCGATAAAGCTGCGATCGAAACGCTCGCGCAGGCCATCGATCACCATCGCCGTCGACGACTTCGGTCCCGGCTGGTGCTCGAACATCCAGTAGGCCACGGCCAGCGCCTGCTCTGTACTTTGAAACATGGTATTCCCTCCTTGGCCGGCCCACCTGGCTGGCCGCTCGCATTAGCCACCCGCAGTGGCTGTGTTGGGCCGCCGTCCTACCCGACGCGAGTAGGAAAGCGCTGAAATTATGGTAATACCCATATACGGACGCTTGCAATGCCACAGGCACACCCTTAGTCTTTCCACCTATGGAACTCAAAGATCGCATCAAGGCGGCGCGCAAGCACGCCCATCTCAGCCAGGTCCAGCTTGCCCAGGCGGTAGGCATGACCCAGACCTCCATTTCCGATCTGGAGCGCGGCAAGTCCCGCGCCACCAGCTTCGTCGCGCAGATCGCCGGCGCCTGCGGCGTCAACCCCCTGTGGCTGGCGGAAGGTCGTGGCGAGATGCTCGCCGAGCGCGGCCAGGCGAATGCAGGACCCAATGCCAGTTGGCTTGGCGCAGTAGAGTCATGGGACGACGAAACGCCCCTGGATGCCGACGAGATCGAACTGCCCTTCTACAAGGAGATCGAGCTGTCCGGCGGCAAGGGCAGCACGGTGATCCTGCAGACCGGCGGGCGCAAGCTGCGCTTCGGCAAGTACACCCTGCGCAAGAAGAACATCGATCCGGCCAGTGCCGCCTGCGTCACGGTCAGCGGCAACAGCATGGAGCCGGTGCTGCCGGACGGCAGCACGGTAGGCGTGGACACTAGCGCGCGGACGATCAAGGACGGCGACATGTACGCCTTCGACCACGACGGCCAACTGCGCGTGAAACTGCTTTACCGCCTTCCAGGCGGCGGCCTGCGCATTCGCAGCTTCAACAGTGACGAGCATCCGGACGAGCGCTACGAGCCCCAGGAAGCCGCCGAGCACATCAACGTGATCGGCCGGGTGTTCTGGTACTCGGTGCTGGTCTGA